ATCCTGCCCGCTGCCCGGATGGTGAAACTGGTAGACACCCGGGACTTAAAATCCCGTGCCAGCGATGGCGTGCCGGTTCGATCCCGGCTCCGGGCACCAATGTCAAGCTCTGCACTTCAGATTCTTTCGCTTAGTCTTTGATTTCTAAGGCATCCAAGCCCCTCTAGCCGGATGCCTTTCTCTTTTTCGCGGTTCATTTCTGATACCATTTGCCAAAAATTACCAAGGGGATTGGCAAAAATGGCAGCGCCGAAGAAGGAAGGTAGCGTATGGCGACACCGCATCATGGTCAAAGGCAAACGGGTTTCAGGGACCTTCCCAACGAAGGCTGCGGCGCTCGCCTGGGAAGCTGAGCAGCGCATCCAGATCGTTGAAGGCGGCACGAGCGGCAAGGGCAAGACAGTACGTGACGCGCTCGAGAAGTATGAGCTTGAGGTCTCGAAGAAGAAGCGGGGTTATGCCAACGAAGCAAAGCGGCTGGCTTACTTCAGAGAGGCGTCGTTCGCAGATAAGAAGATGTCCGAGCTGAGGCCGGTCGACATAGCTGCTTGGCGTGATGAGCGCCTGAAAACAGTCAAAGGGTCGACCGTCAATCGAGACCTCAACACCCTATCCCACGTTTTCACGGTCGCGCGCCGGGAATGGGGTTGGCTCGCCACGAGCCCGACATCTGACGTTGAGCGTCCGAAGGATCCGCCTCATCGGGACCGGCGCATCAGCGAGAAAGAGATCGACCTAATCTGCATTCAACTTGGCTGGGACCGAAAGGCCAGCAAGGCACCAACAACAAAGCAGCACCGTATTGCCCTCGCCTTCCTGTTCGCCATCGAAACAGCCATGCGTGCTGGCGAAATCTGTTCTCTTACCGGGCAGGATGTTCAAGGCCGAGTAGCCCGGCTGCACGTGACAAAGAACGGACGCCCCCGGGATGTCCCGCTGTCGGCACGTGCGCTCGAGATCTGGAAACTTGTGCCTGAAGGGTTCGGCATATCGCCGGCGATCCTAGACGCCCTGTTCCGCAAGGCCAAGAAAAATGCCGGCATCGAGGGACTGACATTTCATGACACCCGCCATGAGGCCATCACTCGGCTTGCGCAGAAGCTTGATGTGCTCGACCTTGCACGAATGGTCGGGCACACGAATATCAACCAGCTACGCACGTATTACAACCCGACCGCAGAAGACATCGCCTCGCGACTCGGCTAAGCCATAGCTCGGTCAGCACCCCGGGATTTTGACCGACCATTCCTGCACGTACTCGGCGCCGTCAGACCCGCGTTCCGTTCCGTGAAATAGCATGCCCGTCGCGGTCATCGTGACAAGCTGGGCGTTCTGCAGCTCCGGGATGAGCGGCCTCCGCTGCTGGTCGTTAGGCTCGTAAATCTTCGCCTCGGGCGCGTAACCACATATAGCCACAACCAGTTCGCCGCGCACGCCAGGACTAGCGGATATCTCGCGATTGTGGAGGCGTCGGCCGCGCTCACGTAGCCTTTTAACGATACTGTACATTTAAACAGTATATCAGTGTGCGCGAACACAACGTCAAAGCTCGACCCGTCCGTATGATCTTCGCATGATCGAGCGAACTGACTTTCTGACTGCCGCCCGGGTGGATGCCACCCTGATCCTTTTGCCGCTGATCGGATGGCAGGAAGCCGCATGCACGCTCTCTATAAACCACGTGCCGATTGACGTAGCGGCGCGGGTGTTAGCGAATCCGGACGCACGACGTCGCATCGAAGTGCATAACTTCTCTTCTGATGGCAAGAAAAATTAATATGGAACATAATTGCCTGTTCGCAAACTATGCGGATCTTGGTAAAATAAAATTCCGCAAATCCAAACCTACAGGCCCATGTTCAACTTGGCTCGTTACCTCGCCGCACGTGTTCAATACGCGTTAGGGGGTTGCGACTTTGTCCGCCGCGAGGGAACAAGTATCCGCATCTGCCCGGTCTGCGGTCGGAGGGAAGAACTGGATATCGACGACGGGGCAAGCCTGAACGCCTGGAACATGCTGTGGAAGGGCTATCCCGAACGACATTTCGCCGGCTTACGACCACAGACGAGCCGCCGCCCCTTGCGTCCCAAGGCGCCTAGTCTAGACCCCATGATTCAGATGGACGAGCAGGAGCATTCCCCTAGCTCGATCGTCAAGTAGGCGATCAAGCCGCCTGGAGCATCTCTGGCGTAACCGTGTTGCGGCACACTACGCCAAACTCGCTGTGGTACGTGATCGCCGTGCACTGCCGCTCGCTCATCCAGCCACCGCGGGCCGCATAGGCATCCCGGGCCGCCAAAGTTGAGTGCTGCACAACCGACATGCCCGAGTGTTCCTTCTCTTCGAAATGGTGGCGATGTCCGGTATGCGCATAACGTCGGGTCGTCTCGCCCCAGACCTTCGGAAACTGGGCGGCGAAGAGCAGCGGCAGCTGGTCATTCTTCTTTAGATGGCCGTGGTGCCACGCAAGCATGGTCCGGCCGTGCTGGTAGACATAATACGGCAACTCCGAATCGATGACCTCGACCCGCGGCTCGTTTTCGTACAGGGCTTTGAACATGGCACGCAGCCACACCGAGCTCGCCAAGTCGTGGTTACCTTCGGCCATCAGCACGACAACCTTCTCGTGGCGTTGCAGGGCGAAGCCGATCACCCGGCGCAGGACACGAATCGCCGTTTGCACAACCTTGGGGAAGCGGCCGTCTTGGTCCAGAATGTGGCCCGACGTGGGTGTTTTCGCCTCCAGCCCGTCGCTGTGCAGAAAGTCGCCGAGTTGAGCCACGACGCCGACACGTGCCGGCGGGCTCGCCTGCACCATGTGCTCGAAGCAACCAACGAGAGTGCTTTCCGCAATGCTCAGGTCCCAATCGCCGTTTGGCGCGAGATTCTCCCGATGCCAGCAGAGAGCCCCGACATGGCTGTCGGTCAGCGTGTAGACCGTTGCAAGCTCGGCACTTGTAGCTGCCGGGCGCCGCGCCGGCTTCGCACGTGGCAGATCTTCGGCCATCGCTGCTGCAGCAGCGCGCATGAATTCCAGCTGGCGACCTTGGTCTGGACTCTGCCGCTCCCACGTGCGTTCGACCTCTCCACCCGGCCCGCGCTGCACGGTGACCTTGCCCATGTTGAAGCCCGGCGCCACGCCGCTTTCGAAGTGCCCGGGAGCATAACCCCGAGCCGCCGCCGCAACCTTCAGCCGCGCGATCGCTTCTTGCACTGCACTCTTCGACGCGCCCAGTTCGCGCGCTGCCGCCCGCATGCTACCGAGTCTGTTCGTCGCTTGGACGTATTCGCTCTGCCTCGGCGTCGGGTCGAATTCGAGCAGCTTCGGATCGATGATGTTCTGCTTTGTCATGCTGGCCTTTCTGGTTACTGGGCGTCGCTTGCTGCTTTCACAGCGTCGTAGGACGCGACACAGGCTTGGAGGGCTGTGATGGCTTCGTTGCGGGTCGACCTTGCCCATTCAAGATCGCTTGCCACTCGCCCGTCGAGAGTTGCCGTTGCAGGCTCGCCTCCCGGATCCACGCCGGCAGCGCCGGCACCTGCAGCTTGTTCGGCCTGATCAGGACGGCAGGCGCCGGTGATGGCGACTGACAGCCGGCGACGGCCAGCAGCAAGATCAGACTGCATAGCAGCCGAGTTCGCTTGTTCATGGGTGAGCTCCGTTTGAAGTTTGGCGAGACTGTTCATTGCGCCGTCGAGATTGGCCTGGGCGTTGCGAATGCGTGCATTGGCATCGTCGAGCTCTACCCGCGCCTGCCGATCGCGCTCGATGTCGATCTTGTCCCGCCGTGTTGCCTCGATGGCGATGCCGGTGTTGATCAGATGGCCGCGGTACCAGAGCGCGGCGCTGGCCGAGAGCAGGCAGAGCGCCGCAATGGATACCCAGCGCGGAATGCCGAGGCGCAGGAGGATGGCGGCGATCACGAGACGGCCCAGTGCTCGGGCCAGTCTGGCAGATCGACCGTCTGCCCCGCCAATGCGTGCTCGCTGTCTGTCAAAAACTGGATCCGGCCGTCGGTGACAAACGAATGGCAAAGCGGCGCATCAACATCGCCGCGATCCATGTTGACGCCGACGGATGGCGTGAACGTCGGGCGCTCAGCATCACCGTTATAGCCCCATGCGCCAGGTCCTTTCACCCCGACAGCGTGCGGTCGTTCGCAACCCGGGCAGAAGAACAGTGTGTAGCCGCTGTCGCCCATCCACAATTTCGAGCTGACTTTTTTCATTTCATTCCTTTCATGCAGAGTTCCCGCTCGCGCTCGCGGCGCTTGGTCAGGCCCGCGACTTCCCGACCGCCGGCCCGATTCCACAGCAAGAGCGCGTTACACGCGCCGACCATATCTCCGGCGTTGGCTTTGTGCGCCATGCTCGATTCGCAAAAGGCTTGCACCCCGATGTTGTAAGCCGCGTCGACGAAGGCAACTTTCTGGCCATCGGTGAGGCGGTCCATCGGCACACACTTCGCGATGCCGGCAGCGTGCCGCTCCAGGTCGCGGTCCAGCTGTGCGTCGCACTCGGCCGGTGTGTACACCTTGCCGGCCTGGGCGCTCTCGGTCGCGCCGTCGCAGTACGTGAGCACGCCTCCGATGTCGCGGTAGGTCTTGAGTACTCTGCCCTCTTGTACCGGCGTGAACGCGAACAGTGCCGCTGCGGCGGCCGCGCCAACGACGGCCAAGAGTCCGCGGCGGTTCGGCTTACCCGTCGCATCAGCCATTCGAAGCCCCCTTAGCCTTTGCGGCTTCAAGCGCACGTTGCATGGCTCGCGTCATGTTGAAGACAACCACCAGCAAGCCGACGATCTTGTAGATGTTCGGCGGCAGGTACGGCGCCAGGCTGGGCAGGTAGTCACTAACGCCCTGCATGATCTGGTCGGTGAAGGGAAACGCAGCCAGAAGAACCGCGTTGAACCAAACCCCAGCCGATTGCAGCCACGCTTTCAGCCGGGCGATCATTTCAGATCCCCTAAGCGCGCGTCGCTTTCGCGCTGCTCGCGTTGGTCGCGCCGATGCATGTAGAGCGCATTCAGGAAGAACGTGGCCAGCGCGGTGAAGATGCCGACGATGATGCCCCACTGGGTCAGGGTCAACGAGGCGACGATCGCCACAACGGCGCCGGCGTAGCTGCCCGCTTCGGGCGCAGTTACTTGAGTCATGTGTGCCTTTCCGATAGGCGTAAAAAAACCCGCGCTGGCGGGTCTGGTTTGGTAGTCATCGATCGACATCACCGGTACTCTGCGGGCAATTGCGCGCGGCGTCGCTCCGATTGGTAGGCGCTTTCGCAGTGGTTCTGCTGCCAGAAGAACAAGCGATCGATCGCGACTTGAAGCCACGAGTATGGGCGCTGAGTACGAAGTCGCCAGCAGCGCGCGCTCATCGTCTCGTCCGCCCAGCCACCCAGAACGGCATTTGCCAGCTGGTCGACCGCGACGAGCACCTCGAACACGCGGCTCATTCCGGCCACTCCATCGCCGGGAGCATGGCGAGCAACTCGTCGACGGTCGGCTGCGCCAGGGCGCCGGTGTCAACCTGCTCCATCAGCTCGTAGCACTTGGACCAGACAGCGTCGCGCCAGGCGACGCAGGCCTGCCCTTCCGCCTGAAACCGCGGGAGCGTCGAAGTCGCATACGTCGTTGCAGACAAAATTCCGTCGTACTCTCGTTCTCGCGCCTTTGCATCGAGCATCGCCTGCACGGCGACCTTATAGTCCGGAACTTGTGGAAGCGGAGCGGGCGTCGCTGGCAGGGGTTCGACGCCGTCGCGCGTGTCGTTGGCACGGTACTGAGGCCACGTCCAGGCAAGATCGTCATCGACGACAATCATGCGAGAGATGTGATCTTCGGGCGGCACCTGTAGGTAGCAGCCATCGAGCGTGCCAGCGTCGGTGTAGGTAACATAGCGCTGAAGTTTCTGCTCAAGGGCTTCGGTTTCGATCACGTCATCCATCATGCGACCTTTTCAAATATCAATTGGGTGTAGACCTCACCGACGCCTGACCCAGTCGGGTTCCCGAGGCTACCGGACGACGACCCTAGCCAGTGGCGAACCTCGATTACGCTTTGCGCGGCGAGGACGATCTCGCGCAGCAGCTCGGACCGCGAGTTGCTTCCGTTGTCGGCTTCGCTCGTGCCGGCCAAAATGTTCGACGAAGTCGTCGTGTTATACAGGTAGGCTTGATGCTGGCCGACGCCGTACGCGGGGACGCTACCGTTCACCCGGTACGTCCCCGCCGGAAGCGTGACCTGGTTCGATGCAAGCGACGCGCCGCTGATCGTGTTGCGCACAACGGTGTTAAGCGTGCGGGTAGTTGTGCCGGCGGCGGCCCCCTGCCCCGTCGTGCCCGAACTCCGAATGTCGGCCACGTGCAAAACGCCCGTCAACACAGAACCAGTAGCGCCCGTATCACCTTTGTCGCCCGCGCGCTGCAGGTACAGCATGACGTCGTCCCCGTTAGCGAACGGATTTGTTGAGCTGCTGTCGATGACGGCCCCCGACAGCAGACCCGAATACGTCGACGGGGACCAGCCGGTTATGTTGAGGATGATGTACTTCGACGCATCACCCATCTTTACGAGCCGCGCCGCCCCCTTGACTGCGCTTGTCGACGTAACCGCCTGCGCAAGCTGCGCTGCGATGCTCGACCCTTTTGCGTCTGTAAGGTCGATCGCGAAATACGTCGTCGTCGACTGGCTCGCGATGTTCGCGCAGGCGATTTTGCCGCCAGTCGTAGTTCCGGTACCGCCAGTTGTGGCGAAGGTGAACGGGAGCGTGAATGCGCCGCCGGCGGCGATGGTGTTCAGGTTCGCCACCAGAGCGAGCATCTCTGTCACGAAGTTGATAAGCCACGTGATAAAGGCGTCGACGCGGGAGGCGAACGTAGTACGATCGCCGCGCTGCGGCGCAGCCGGCGGAGGTGTAAGCAATGCCATTAGATGAGTCCCTGTACTGATAGAGAAAGTTGGCAGTAATCTGCGCCGTCGAACGACACTTCGCCGCTACCAAGGCCGAATACGCGAAGTGCGCCGTACTCCTGGCCATCCGAGGCAATCCAGACTGCCGGAACGTCGAGCAGACCCTGGATCAGGTCCGTCACCGTATTCGCCTCCGAAAGATCGAGAAGCGCCGAAGCGGTCATGTCCTTCGCGCTCTTGCGCCGCTTGATCGACGTGCGACCGAAGTCGTCTGTTTTGATGTAGCTGTACGTCTTCGGCTTTGCCTTTGCGCCGCGCTGCGTCCGGCCTAGGGCCCGGAGGTCTCCAACGGCCAGAACGCCACACTTCACCGTGCCGCCCGTGGACGTAAGCACAACCGTCAGCTCGGCGTTGTTGTACTGGTCGATGTCGCTGGCAAGGAAGTCTGTCAGCGGCTTGAAGCGGTCGAAAAAGTACTCGTCGTAATCAGACGGCTGCGAGCCCTCCAACTGGCCTGAGTAGCTGTAAATGACGACTCCACCTGGGGCATCCTTTACTGTGATGCTGATCGAGGAAGCATCCAGGCCAGCCAAATACAGGCCGTTGAAGGTCCCCGGGCGCACGACCACCGTGAGCGGCGAAGTTGCAACCGTTTGAGTACTCACCTCGCCGTCGAACATGGCCCACCGGTTTGTCGGGCCAACATCCAGCCAATAAACCGTTGTTCCAGCCTGGTTGTCGATGACCGTCGGGTCCTTGTTCGAATGCGCCGTCACGCACTCGTAGATGCGATGGGTGACAATACTGATGCAGCGAGTACCAGCCGTGTAGTTGGTACTGCTGCTCCATGCCGCATAGTCAGTCTCTGCAACCGTGCTGCTAGTAAGGATCGAACTGTCAACGGTCACCGGTGAAAGAACACTCAGTGTTGCCGCCATCAGGTCACCTCCACCAGCATCGGGCCGCCACCACCTGTCGATTGCTCGAACATGTCTTTATGCTCCTTCGTGTTGCTCGCAATGCGATCAAGCGCCGCCTGTTGCTTTGCGACGGTCTCGCGAAGCGCCCGAATCTCCGTGGCAAGCGCCTCGTTATTGCCCGATGGGTTGGCCAGCCTCGCCATGAGCGCGCGGTTGTCCGCCGCGGGAATGACTCGCTCACCTTTATGGATGAACGCCGGCATGTCCTCCGGAACGGAGTTCGTACCGACCGCGAACGGATGCAGGCCCTTGTACTCAGCCGATTTCATGAACGCTTCGCGGATCGAGTCCAGCGTGGACCCGCCAGCGATGGCGTTCTGCCAGTACTCAAGCCCCGCCTGATCGGCTGGACGGCCAAGCAGCTGCTGGTACATGTTCGCAATGCTGGACGTAGCGCCGACGATCGGATTCGCCTGCGCGCCCGTGATCGCGGTTTGCAGACCGGACATCGCCTGAGCCAAGGTCAGTGTTGCTATCGACTGGCCTTTCAGCACGTCGATCTGCTCCTGGCCCTGGGCTACCATGTCATCCAGACGAGTCAGCTGTGCCTGCAATGCGTCGAGCGACTGCTGCTCGACTGAAAGCGAGTTATCCGTAATGTCAGCCAGTTGCGAGAGGTCGTTCTGGGTCTGGTACAGATCCCGCAGATAGTCCGCGTAGCTGCTGAACTGGTTGGACGCATCTTGCGCGACCGCGCTCAGTGCAGACTTCAGGCTGTCCGCCGTCGGCAGCACGCCACCTGCTTTCGCGATCGCCAAGGCTGCGCGGATCTGGGCCTGAGCGGTTACGCGCTCGGCAGCCTTTTGATCCGGAGACTTCAGACTGTCCAAAGTGCTACGCAGAGACTGCGACAGCGTCTGCAGCTTCGCGACCGCCGCTGTTTGCGCCGTGACGCTCGCTTGCACCGCAGTCTTTTCACGCGCCGCCACTTTCTGAAGCGCCGAGAACGCGTCATCCACACCGCCGAGCAGTGTCGAAGCCGAGTCCTTTACAGCCTTGAGGGCCTGCACTTGGTCGAACAGTGCCCGATTGCTCTCGTGCAGCGCATCGCGCTGCTTGGCCAGCAACTGAGTCGAGGACATGGTCAGCTCGTCGAGCTGGTCCTGCAGTTCTTTCCGTTCATCAAGCGCATCCTGATTGGAGTCAACGACCGCTTTGAAAGCTGGTGCGATGGACATCAGCTCGGCATATGCCGCGGCGCCCGCTTCCTTTGTAGTGTCTAATCCAACGACGAGGTTGCGGAACATCTTCGATGCGTCATCACCATCAGTCGACAGGCCGTATTTCGCCAATGTCGGGTTGATTCGACCCTTGAGCGCTGCCGCCTGCTCCTGCTCGGTGAAGAAATTCTGCAGGAAGTACTCGCCCTGACTGGTGAACTTGTCAAGCCCGCCGGCCAGCTGCACGAGCCGGTCACGAGCCTCGATCGAAGATAGCCCTACCTCTCCGAAAGTCTTGCCGAACGACTGGAAGACCACGTCAATGGTTTGATATTCGGCTGCGATGCGCGTCAGCGTTTCGAGATAGCCCTCTCCGACCTGCTGAAACGGACCCAGACCGTCGACGGCAAACTGCGCCATCTGGTCCCCGAGCTTGGCGAAGACCGACTCGACTGCCTTTTGCAGATCATCGCCCTTCAAGCCCTTCAGGCTCACTTCGCCGATGTCGACCACGAAGCTATTCAGCTTATTGGTGAAATCGTCGCCCGAGATGCCCAGCAGATCACCGGCGCTTTTCACGCTGTCCGCCAACGACTTGATAATCGACGTGAACTGCTGATTGGCGGCCTCACTAAGCGGCGTCGTCTGCTCACTCGTCTTGTCACTGCGGAACCAGCCGCCAGACGTCTTGATGTCCGCAAACTGGAAAGCGTGTGCGCCATTGCCCAGAATGGCCGCCAAGCTCGCAGCATCCATCTTGAAGCCCGAGTCCTCAACGCTCTGCTTCCCGCCGAAGATTGAAGTTCCTACCTTCCCGAAGATGTTTCCGAGAGCGGGAATCTTTGCGAGCAACGATCCAATAACGACGCCACCGGCTGCCCACGATGCGACTGACTTGCCAAAGCCGTTGTTGGAATTCAGATTTCCAACATCAGGGTCGGTGATGTCAGTGCTGCGCACCAGCTGACTGGCAAAGCTACGGATGTTGTTGTCGATGCTGCGCAGCGTCGCGAGCATGCTGCTGCTGACCGCCAAGTCTTGATACGTGTTCTTCTCGACTGCATCGAGCGCGTTCCTGATCGACTCCGACTTCGCGTCGCTGTCGCCCAGGACAGACCCAGCGCCTTGGTCCTGCTGCCGCTGTTGGGACAGGCTCACACTTCCGCCGCCCACGCCACCGAACATCTTCGCGCCCACGGCAACGACCGCCGCCAGAGTAGCGGCACCGGCCGCCAGATTCATAGGGAACGGCAACGAGGCCAGCGCCTTCACGACCGCAGTAACGCCCCATGCGCTGGCCTCAGTTGCGGCCAGTCCGGTAGATGCCGCTGTTGTGGCAGCCTCGCCGGTCAGCTTCGTTGCATTCAACGCCGTGGTTGCTGCAACCTCGGTCTCTTTGAAGAAGATTTTCTTCGCCATCGATTCCAGGGCCATCACCATCTCGGCGGCGCGGTACGCTTTCTCCACGCCGCTCAGTACGGCATACCCTTTGGAATTCTGATCGAAGAATCCCTTCGCGGCCGACGCCATGTCGCCATAGCTCTTGATCTGGGCCTGCGCAGACGCCTCTGCCGCCATCTGGTTTGCGCGCTGAATCTTTGCAGGGTCCCCATGCGCATCGCGGGTAGCATTTGCGAGTTGAGCAGCGATTGCCGCCTGCGTCCGCTCGTACCCAGTCAACGCCGTTGTCATGCCGCCAATCGCCTGGCCGACACTGCCAAAGGCGCTAGCCATACCTTGAGCCGCCGACTGTGCCGCCTCGTCGAGCGCGCCGAGAATGTCGACCATTGCGTTCAGGTCTTGCAATGGCTTTTCGTAGATCTCCTGCTTAACGGCGCCACGCACCCTGGCGTCCGCAAGGTCGCGCATTTGTTGAGCCTGATCCCGGTAGACCTGTGCCAGTGCCTGCCCACCTGGCAGCGCTGCCAATCCTGCTGCGGTCTCGTCCTTCAGTGCGGCGGTGCTGTAGAGACGTGCCGATTCGAGCTCGGCTACCTGACGAGTACTAAGGCCAATGGCTTGGTTCGCCTGGAACTGGGCTTCAGTCTGTGCTGTCAGGCTGTTGAGCTCGGCCGTGGCGCCAACAATGCCGGTTTTGTACAGGTCTTCCGTGCTTTGACGGCGGCGATCCTGCAGTTCGATGAGGTCGTTTTGCTGCTTTTCCTCCCGCGAACCGCGCTGGACTCGAAGCTCGGCAAGCTCGCCCTCTTTGTCCTTTACGTCTTTATCTTTCTGAGCGGGGGTGGCGTAGATTTTCTTCTGGACCAGTGCGAGCTCAGCGCGCTTAGCCGCGATATGCTGATCAAGGATTGCAAGCTCTGCGTTCGCAGACTGGTTAATTGCCTGCTCCTCGCTAATGTTGCCGATCGCGCGCTGCGTCTGGATCCGAGCTAGTGCACGCTGCGCCAGCAGTTCCTCAACGGCGCCTCGACGTTGGAGCGCCGCGATGTTCGATTCGACGGTCGTGTTGAAGACGTCCGAATACTGCTTGCGGATCTCGATCAGACGATCATTGATCAGCTTTTCACGCGTGACGGGGTCTTGATCCGCGAAGGCCTTTGCGCCCTCGTTGCGCGCCTTCGCCAGGTCTCGCTCGGCCTGGGTTGCACGATCAAGGTACTTGTCGCTGTCGAGGAGCCATGTGTTGCGGGCCGCGGTCGCGTCGGCCGCATCAGCCTCGGCCTTCGAAACCGCTTTCGTGGCATCCTCTTTCGACCGGAGCGCGTTAATCTCGTCCTTGTTCTGGTCGAGCAGCTTCTGGTACGCATCCGCAGCGCGCATGTCGCGCGTCTCCTTCGCGCGGGCTTGGTTTGCCTCGAGCGTGTCGCGGACGTTCAGCAACGAGTCGATCTTTTGCTGGTTCGTCGGGCCGCGGCCGATGTTCAGCACTGCATCGATCGCCCCGGAAGTCGCGCCCTTGATACGAAGCCAGCCACGCTCCCAGTCCGTCAGGCTGTCGAGAACCTTTTGCCGCTGTTTATCGATGCCATCGGCGTAGGCCTGCTGGGCGATATTCGCCGCTTCGGACGTCCGGCCTTGGTCCTCAAGGGCCTTGACCTGTGCATAGACTGCCGACGTCAAGAAGTGATACCGGTCGTTCAGCTTGTCGAGCGTTGCCAGCGGTGACTTCCCGAGCTCGGAGAACTCCGAGACGGTGTCTTCGATCTTCCGACCCAACACATTTTGAGCACCGACAGCAGATGCGGCAAACTGCTTAAGATTTTCAGATCCAACTCTGCCAGCTTCGGTAAGTGCGGCAAGCGCCGCAGCCGCTTCGCCCTGAGTGCCGGCAGTCTTGCCAATCTCACGTGCGTAATCAGCCAGTTGACCTCGGCTTGTGCCAGCAGCGTTACCAGAGTTGATGATCGCGCGGCTGAATGCCGAAGCTTCAGCAGATCCCTTGTTGTACGCGTAAGCGATCCCACCGAGAACAACTGCAGCAACACTCATCGGATTGACTAGCGCCAGCAGCGACGAGCCAACGCCGCGAAGGGCGGCGGGAATGCTGCCGAACGAGTCGCGCAGCTGGCTGCCCTGCTGCATCAGCACCATCAGGGGCGACTGGCCGCCGGCGAGCTGGACGGCGACGTCGCTTAATTGCGCGGGCACTTGCCTCATTGCGTTCGCGACCTGCGCAGCAGAGGCGCCGGTGCGATTCAGTCCGCCCTCTGCTTCACGAAGCCTGGCGATAAACGGCGCGGCCTGCGTAGATACGCCGAGCTGTGCCGCGCGCAGCTCCAGAAGTTCAGCGCGGGTGCGGCCGATCGCCTCGGCTTGCTGTTGCAGGCTTTCGACGAACGAATCGCGGCTAGACTGCATACGTGCCGCCAACGCCTGGGCCTCAGCCTCATCCCGGGCCGCCTGAGCGACGCGCTCCTGAGCCTGCTCCACCGCGCGCAGTTGCGCTAGGAACGGTGCCAGCGCGCCCGATGGATCGACTCCGCGAAGACGCGCCATCGATTCGACGAAAGCGCTGCCAGAACGCGAGCCCGCTTCGGTCGCCGCCGCCATGCGCTGGGCCGAGTTGATGAGGTTGCGTTCGGCGCTTTCAATTTGCGAAGCGGAGCGCTGAACGGCGGCCGCCATACGGCCCTGCGCGCCCTCGACGTTTCGGGCCGACGTGGAGGCCTCCGCGCCGACGCCAGCGATAGCTTGGCCAACACGCTCTGCGGCCTGGATAGCGGGGCGAAAGCCCTCTTCTACACCGGACGCGTCGCCAACGACGAGAATTTCAGCTGTATTCGTAATCGAAGACATTCGTTCGCCCATAAAAAAACCAGCCCGAAGGCTGGTTCTGTGAAGGTACAAAAAATTTAATTACAAGAAGGTGGCTTACTCTTGAATCGGCGCTCAAGCGCGCCGGCCACGGAAGCAGCCGCAACTCTGCAGGATGTCGCCGCTCTCACCTCCCTTATCTCAAGATCTCGATCACTTGCGGTATCCAATTGAAGTTCTCGCTTCTTCTTAATGCCGTCCTGTGTGATCTGGCGCGAACGCTCGTTGCTCTCGGCCCGCTGAGTGAGCGAGCAATATGCGTCTCGCAGCTCCGGCTTGCTCGCAGATTTCATAAAGAAATACTCTGGCTCTTGACATGGATGATCCTGAGCGGCTGCCATGGCCGAGAGTACGACTAGCCATAGTCCAAACAAGCGTTTCATCATCGCTCCTCCTGGGTGAAAGAGCGAATATATTACCGCAATGCAAATAGCCGCCCGTATTTCTAGGGGCGGCGCGCTTGACTCAGGTTGCTCAGTTCAGCTCATCGGGCCACTCGTGCACGCGATTGAGGCTCGTGCCGTTGTAGCTGTAGACAGCCAGGATGCCGTTCACGTTGCGAAGGACTGCGTACGGGATGCCGTCCACATCCTGGACATCACTGTCATTGCTTGGCTGATCCATCCCGCTAGCTTTGGCGAATGCGATCCGCGCTCGCTCGACCAGACTTGATTCATCGTATTCCATGTTATCTCCCGGCTGCTGTTGAGGTCCGACAATAGTAGCGCATGCTGCTAGCGGCTTACGATCAGAGCAGTAGGCCTTCTGAGGTTCGATCATTGGAGCACCGTCCCTTCGGGCAAAAACGTTGGGGAATGCCATGGCTTCCCAGCTGCAGCCCAAAAGTCCTTGATCTCGCCTAGGCTCGGTTCATTGTTCTGCTCCGCTCGCTTCCGGGCGGCCGCCATGACCCTATTCAGCAACTCCGAATGCTTATCCCCTTCAAATCCGGCCGACTCGCACACGTATGCAAGCTTTCCCGCCTGCATTATGTGAAATCGCCCGGCCATCAATACGTGGTCTTCGGTCAGTACTCGAAGTTGGCGCATCTTAGGGTCCGAGTCTTCGCCATGCTCGAGAATATGGAGCTGCGTGTAGTAACCGACCATAAGGGAAAGCAATCCTTCGTACCACAACATCAGCGCAGCTAAATCAACGGCTTCTTCAAAAATTCCGCCAAGCGCCGATAGCTTCTCGACTTGAGCTTTAGCCGTCATACGTGGCGCCCCTTCAGAAGTTTGGTCTTCGGCGGTGGAGTCAACAGTAGCTGCTCATGGTACTGCTTCAGGATCTCCTTTCGCTCAGCGTATGGCTTTTCTTTCGCAATGAGGAGAGTGTTTCGCATCTCCATCTTGATGAGCCTGTTGAGGTCGGTTCCGCTCAGCGAGTCGCGATCGATGGCCTTCCGGACCCCAAAGACGATCTCATTAATCATCAGCGCTTCGTTGCTGTAGTGATGCGCCGCACAGGACTTACCCAAGTCCTCTCGCGTCATCTCCAGCATGCCGTTCATGTTTCTGTTGGAAGATTTGCTGTCCTTCCTGATCAGCTTATGCTCTTCCGCCTGGCCCTCCAGCAACGTAAGTCGGTCATAAACGCGCGTTTGCACTACCTCCGACTCACTCATGACCATGAGCTCGCACTCACGCTTCGGGAGGAAGTAAACCTTACGCGTGTTCCCGTTGCCGTATTTTTGCGCTCCTAAAAATTTAGGAGCGTCAATTCCCGGGTGCTTCTCGATCTTCGCGAGGAAGTTGTCATGCCGCAGCAGCTTCTTCTTCTCGCGTTTTCGCAATGCGTTAATAACCCGAACCAGCTCAACGCTCGACATCACAGGCACGCCCTTGACTATCGTGCTCATACCGAACCTCGCGGCATCACGGTCACGTTCGGGAACTCACGCGGGAACGTACGAGCGTTGAACTCCGCCATGTCGTAGATGAACTTTTGCGCCTGGTCCGTCATCTCGTTCAACTGAGCCAGCAGCAAGCGCTGTTGCGGCGTGAGGGCTTCGAGCTCGTCCCTGCGGGCCGAAACGGCCGGCGCTGCGTGCACCACGCCCGCTGTCACGATCACAGCGCCAGCCGCAGCGCCAAATTTACGCAAGAAGCCGCGGCGCCCCGCTGACTCTTGTTGACTCTTTTCCTGTTTAGAAGTAGGATTCATTTCGATTCCATTTGAGAGTGGTTTCATCAAGAGCCCTGATCCTGCCGCCAAGCCGATCAGGGCTTTTTTCTTTCCGTCTACGCATTCTGCTTAGCCTGTTCAGCCAGCCGCGCGTCCGTGAACATCTTATGGATGAGCCAGTTCACCGAGCGCTCTTGCGCATCAGCTGCTCGCTTCAGCCAATCTTTGTTTTCAGCACTCGTACGGATTTGAATCTGAACGGGCGTCGTGTCCTGAGCCATGCTTACCTCCTTTCGCTGTGTCAATGTCCCAAACTATACTCGCACTTTGCGATGATCGCAACTACATATCATTGAAAATATCGCACTTTGCTAGTACGTTGCGGAAATGAGCACAAAATCACCGAGCCGCACCGCAGAACAGTTCGTCGTACGGCTACCAGAGGGCATGCGTGACCGCATAGCCGAGCTAGCCAAACAGAACGGTCGCAGCATGAATGCTGAGATCGTCCAGCGCCTAGAATGGGCCCTTAAACTTGACGGCCCGCCAGCCTCCGAGCCCAGGACGGCACCTCCCCATCCGCCAGAAAGCGAACTGACTTGGTATCTCACAACACTTATCAAGGACCTCGCCGAACAGCAAGGGGTCGCGTACGATGAGATGTTGGCCAAGGTCTTCGTGGCTGGTCTGAATCCAGATGCACCTCAGGTTTTGTATGCTCCAATACTTCCTGGAGCGACGATGGAAGAGTTTCGAACAGCTATGCAAGCTTCCGAGGGTATCGTTCGGCCAGACGCGGCAATCGTTACAGAACGCATTCAGGGCAGCTCGTGGTCGCCCCCATGGGTGGTGCAGCGATTAGCTGCTCTGGCTAGAGCAACTATCACCAGCAGCGCCAAACCGGCGCAACCGCGCATCACACGCAAGGTCACAAAAAGGACCTCAGACAGTTGACTTAGTGTTGACCTGCTGATGGGGTGGCGTTTCTGCCGCATCACTCACGCTCGGTCATCGCCGATAGGGCCTCAAACTCCATTGCCCTGACGTCCTGCTCGAGCTCGTCGGTTTCTTCGCGTGTTAGCCCCATCCGATCCAGCTTCGCGTACAGCACCATGTAGTCCAAGCCGCACGCGCCCCCCATGCCCATTCGCCACTGCGTCCTGAGATCTGCGAACAGGAAGTAAGCCTGCTGATTTTCGGGCCATATCTCAACGGGGTCACACTCAAGGTCCTCTGCAGTCATGCCCGACGCCGCCAACTCATGCTCACTTGGCGGCGGGGTGTACATGGCCCGGGCCGCCGCCGTCAGTTTCCCACGCGGCCTTCGTTGATCGCTTTGCGGTACGTTTCGATGGCCGCCGTGATCGCGGCCGGCACCTCGTCGGCGAGCTGCTCGACGGCGGAACGATCGAATTTCTCATCCAGGTCCCAGCCTTCGACTACCTGCATCAGGTAATCCACCTGCAGCGAGATGTCGCGGTCCAGCAGGTCGACCTGCTTCAAGTGCTCGATCGGCTCCTTCTTCTCGGCCTTCGCCTTGATCGCCTCGATATCCGCCTCGTGCTGCGCCTGAGCGGCGGCCTGGACCTCGTCCGTCAGTTTGGCCAGTTCCTTGCGGCTGCGGTATTTGTATGTCACTTCCATTCGCCCCTCCCCGCCTTCCAGCATGGCGAAGGTGATGGTGCGCGCGAACGATTTCGGGCGATTGCCCAGCTTGATTTTCTGTGCCATGGTTTTTCTCTTTCGAAGTAGGGATAAAAAGGCCTGCAGGAGCTACCTGCAGGCGTAAATGGCCGACGCCAACGAATGTCGACGCCAGCCTGGCAAAACGGGATTAGGACGCGTAGCGGACCGGGCGGCCCGTCAGCGCCATGCCGCACTTGACGACCATCGCGTTACCCTTGCCCATGGTCGGGGTCGGATTGAAACCCAGCAGCCCGCTATAAAGCAGCGTCGCACCGGTCGGCAGCACAGCGCGCACTGCGGTCTGGGTCTGGTTGTCGGTGGCGGCCTGCAGCACAGCGTGGTGCGGCAGGGTCTGGTCGTCGGCGATAGTCATCGTCACCGAGGTAGCGGAGAATCCGTTCGGCACCTGGATCTCGTCCGGGTAATCGAGGAATTCCTCGGTGTTGTACTTCGGATCGCCGCCAGAGACTTCGAACGACTTCATGTACGGGATCGGCACCCAGGTCGAGATCTTGCGCACCGAGCCCGTGCCGGCTCCGGCCGGGAAAATCTTCGTCGAGGTGGTGTCGAAGCCTTCGAGCGTCACGCTCGTGCTCGCAGCTGCCTTCACGCGGAAGACGCGGCCGTTGGCCCGCGGCCACGTGCTGGTCAATTCCACGAAGTCACCGACCGCGTAGGTGTTGGCAGCAGTGGTCAACACGCACTCGCTGGCGTTGCTCGCCGCGGTGACGTTGATCGAGGCCGCGTATGCGGAAGCGACTGCGAAGGCAGCACCGTTAGGAACGGAAATAGCCATTGAATGGGCCTTTCAAAGGAAAAAAGCCCGTGACCGGGCTGTTGCGCCCGTCTCCGGGCAATAAAAAAACCGCCCGAAGGCGGTTCTATGTGAAGTGGTCTAACTCAGGACCAGAGGGAGAAGTCCTGCATGGTCCCGCGGTACTGCGTGGTTTCGTCGTAGGTGGCGATACGCCCTGTCAGTACTTCGGTTTGCAATGCGGTTGCGGCACGGAGCGCATCCTCGGCCTGCGCGCCGAGCGCGGATGCCTCGACCCGCGTTGCAGCCCACACGTTGACCTGCATACGGGTGTTGGTCTTGCCAGGCCTGTCGCCACTTAGGAAGTTCATAGGCTCGCCGCCGACCGCCTGATACGTGCCGTACGGGACCTCAGTGCCGCTCGGAGCCACATCAGGAAAGAAGCGCCCACCGAACAGATCTTTTAGGACCGCATAGACTTGCTCTTCGGCCGTCATGTGCTTGAATTCCTTTCAAGTTGCTCGCGCAGCGTTTTACTCATCGCGTCCACGGCCTCCTGACGCTTCGAGTCGTATGCTGGGCGCATGAATGGATAGGCTGGCGCGGACGCCGTGCCGTATTCCAGCTCGGCCGCGCGTCGGTGCGCCTTCCAGGTGGTGTTTTTCTTTTTCTTCTTCGGGACGAAACGGTGACCGAACTCCACAAAGCGCCAGTAGTACCCGTCATCGCCGCCGTATCGGCCTTTGCGAACCGTCACCTTGTAGACTTGGCGTGTCGCGCCGTTAGACTCCTCTTCGATCCGCTTCACGATGATCGAACGCCAGATCGTTCCTGTCTGGATATGCGACTGGGCGTTGCGCTTCGCCTCATCCCGAAAGACCTCGGCGCCGGCGAAGGTGGCCGCTCGAAGCGCCGCTTCGTCCGGAGTGGCCTGCTCGATGGTCTGCGCCACTGCGTCCATCAAGCTGGATACGTCGAACCGGATCATTTCGCACTCTCGGCAACCAGGAACATGAACGAATGATCGACATCCGGCAGCGCCGACTTGATGTCGTACTCTTCGCCGGCATACCGCACACGCCAACTTGCATCAATGTCGGTACGGGCCCGGATGCGAATCGACGCGCGCTTGACCGAGACATCGGCATTCGCGCGCAGCACCTCGGCGCCGCTTTGGAAAAGCACATGGGCCCAGACCGTCGCGACGTTGGCCCAATCGGTGATGGGCTGGCCGACAGAGTCGACGCCGGCGGTGCGGCGGAGAAGTGTGATTCGATGATTCATAAATAGACCGTCAGGCCGTCAAGCAGCCGATCGAAGTTCGCGTCTTTGGCGGTGGAGACAGGCGAGAATTGCTGCTGCACCCGAGCGCTCACGTATTGCTTGACCGCCTTCGGCACGCTTGCTTCAGTCAGCCCGTAGCCCGCCGCGTACTGCACTTCGATTGTGTTCGCTCGATCGAGAGCTGCGGGCCAAGTGCGACCCGGCGCCGGGGTGAGAACCGCCGGCTCCGCGTCGACGTCAACAAAGTAGTCCTGAGGATCCAACGTCCGCTGCACGCCACTTGGGTCGTAAAACGTCACCCGCGTCACGCTCACGAGCGGCGGCTTAGGCAGGATCATCTCTGCGGCGAAGGCGCGATAGCCGGCTTTCCATGGGCCCTGGACGAAGGCTCGTCCAGTCAAGTGCTCCGCTGCCTCGGTGTATGCCACCGCTGCGGTCAGAATGTCGTCGTCGAGTTCATCGCCGTCGACCCTGGCCGCGCGGCGAGCGGCGTCTAGCGAGATCGCAGATTCCGCCAGTCCGATACGCCTGACAGTTTCCGGATACGCCGGCAAGCCACGGCTGCACGGCGCTCCGAGCGGCGCGCGGACGTACTCCTCTGGCGCTTCGACAGCGAAAGCGCAAACCAGGTCGCGCGACACCGATGCACAGACAGCGTATGCAGCCGAAAGCGACGCCGAGACCGACGCCATCACGAGTGCCTGGACGGAGTATGCCGCGACAAGCTCGGCGGAGACCCGATCACGTACAGCATAAGCTCCGGCCAGGTCAGAGCCCACTCGCCCATTGACCGTGAACGCGGCGCCGAGATCCGTCGACACCTGGGCCCGTACTGCATACAGTGCCGCGAGATCGGAAGAAGCCGCGGCGCGCAGGGCATACGATACCGCGAGATCCGACGATATCGCCCCTCCTACCGAGTAAGCGACGGCGAGGTCTGCCGAGACGCCAGAGGACGAACTTGCGCCGCTCATCGCTACAGCATCCATGCCTACCGCGTTAAATGCAAGCATGCGATCTCCTTATCGACGCGGTAGGCGCTTGAGGACAGCCGCGACCATTTGCGCCACTTTGAAATATCCCGCGCCGCTCAAGTGCACATGCGGAGACTCGCCCGACGCCCACAGCCCCGTTGCCGCTGCCGCCGTGAACGTGGCGTCGAGATAGTCGGCGAAAGCAAAGGGGCCGCCTGCCTGTCGCACATCGACGATCGCGCGCGCGCCCATAGTTTTGTAATTCGCCTTGAGCAGTGCGTTATATGCGTCAAGCGTCGCATTCAACGTCGCGGATGCCGCCTCGGTGCCGGCCTGGCGTGGAAGGCAAGTCATGAGGACGACAATCCACGGCTGAACAGCCTGTCGGGCGGCGATGTAGTCGGTCATTTCCTGCGCAGCCTGCGCCGCCGTTCGCTGCCCGCCTGTGATGCTGTTGGTTCCTTCCCAGGCGATCAGGATGTTCGTTTTGCCAGAAACCCACGCCCCATCAACGTCAGTTGCGGCAGACGTCATCTGCCCCGTGGTCTGACCGCTGACGCCAAGATTGGTCACGTTGACGAGGCCTTTTAGCGGATCCATTGCGCCGAGTTGCGATGGATACGGCGAGCTCAATGCGCCTACGCCCTGCGTCAGCGAGTTGCCGTCGCAGACTACATTGACGGTCGCTGCGCTGTATCGCTGAAACGGCGAACCGCTCAGGATTGGGCCGGTCATGCATACCCCGTCGCGGATACGCAGCTCAATATGGACGCACCGGCCGGCACAACCTTGGCGTAATACGCCTGCTTGCGACCGTTGTTTACGCTTCCCAACTGGGTCCACGTATTCCCGTTGTCCTTGGACACGCTGAATACCGTGGTGATCGCGAAATCAGCGGCCGTATCAGCGTTGGTGTGCTCAATCTTGAGGAGGTCGTTGGTTGCCGCCGCGACCGCAGTTGCGGGCGATGTGACGGACCCGCCACGCGGAATGTACTTCCATGTGCCGCCCGAATTCCAGATGCAATCGTTGGCGGTGTACGCGTCCACGACAGAAGTCGCGCTGATTTGAACCATCAGATCGTTTGCGACCGCGTTGACTTTGAAAATGGCCGCGCCGTTTACGCCGGACGGCTTGCTTACGGTGGAGATTGCGCCTACCGTGCCGTTTGTGCCGCTGCCGCCTGTTCCGGTGTAGGTCCACGGGGCCGCCGACGACTCGGTGCAGTTGGCGATGGCGCGATTTAAGCGCACGTTGCCGTTTGCGGACGACGCTGGCGTGACGCTGTTGGACTCGGCCGAAGCCGTCGACGTACCGGCGCTGTTGGTTGCGGTAACGTGGGCTGTGCGCGCAGTGCCGTTTGCGGCCGTGACGCGAATCGGGCTCGACGTCCCGGTGGCGCTCTCGCCGGTCGACAACGTAGCCGTATAGCCGGTGATCGCGGCCCCGCCATTCGAGGCCGGCGGGGTAAATGCGACGTCGACGTAACCGTCGCCGGCAACAGCGGTTCCGATGGTCGGTGCGCCGGGCGCGGTCACGGGGGCGCCGACGCCGTTCGAGATTGGCAGCGGGGTCGAGAACGACGCCATCAGGTTGCCTGCCAGGTCGCGCAAACCGTTCGTCGCGGGCTGCGTGTACGTGACGGTTTGCGCCGGATCGTTATACGCAAACGCGGGCGTGACCGTGAGACTGATCGTTCCGCCGTTCACTGCCACGCTTTGAACCGTGTGATTGGTCACGGTGAAAGCCGACGCTGCCGGTACGAAATTCGTGTCCAGCGTTTCGGACGCGGAGATCGACACGACGGACGGCGTCGCATTGGCTACGGCCGCGCTGCCTGCGGTCGGCGCGAGTAGGTCCACGGCGACCGGGGTTGCGGCCTGACTGCCACTCCACCAGTACGTGTAACCGTCGTACCAGAACCAGACGGTAAACGGGATGTTTGCGGCAGTCGGCACGCCGAACGAGCTGCCGTGCTCGGTGAAGCCAGCGAAAGTCAGCGTGCTGGAGCCGTCATAAACGAGCGGGTATTCGGCGTACGATCCCTTGACGGCCCCCGCCATCGGCGAAAACGTCAGGTTGCCGCCGACCTGCTGGCGCGGCATGTGCGCGGTGCCGATTTGCGTCAAGGGGACCGACGTTACGAACGACGTCGGGAAATTATCGACGGGCACGCGCGACAGCCAGTCGCTTGGCACGCAGTTGTACACTTGAGGGGTCGAGCTGGTGAACGTCGCGGCGCTCGTGCCGTTTGACCCGTTCAGAATTTTGGTGACGGTGATCTGCGTGTTGCTGTTGATGGTGCACTCGCAATCCTGCCACGCTGTGCCGTCCTCAATATTGAACGTGACTCCGGTGTCGCCAACTTTGATCGCGAACGGATTAGCAGCGCCGTCCGAGATCGCCTGGGCAAGCGTGCGACAGTTGGTGACAGCAGCGCCCATAGTGATCACGGCGCCTACCGCAAGCGTTTGCGAGCTCAATCCGCTCGCAGTTACCTTCAGTCGATCAGCGAATTTCATGGCGCGGTATCACCCGTAACACGGATGGTGAAGGAGTCGTTCGCGGCACCGGCGCCCGCAGTGATCGTGCGGCGCAGCCAGACGGCCTTGCTCTGCCCTGCCGGGATATCGCCCAGTGCGACAGCTGCGCCCTGACTGGCGGCAGCGGAGAACGTGACGCCGCTCGGGGCCGTGCTTTCGTCAGCGACAGCCGTTTCTGTGCCGTTGACAGAAGACGTGCCCACGCCGACATCAACGGTGGTGGACGCGCTAGGCGTGTTCGCCGGGATCCAGAGCACGGCGCCAACGAGCGTCAGGCTTCCGTGCGCGTTGTGCACGTACACGCAGCGGTATTCGGTATCGCCAGCCACTGCCTCGGCAGACGAGACGTCGTCGAAGATCGATGCGCCCGCGGCGGTCGTCGATTTCGCACCACCCAACGATGCTGCAGGCGACGTGTTACCGGCGCCGCCGGACAGCCGGTATTGAATGTCGGTCGAGGCAATAGCCATTCTGTTCTTTCATTGTTCAGCGAGCCGGCTGGCGATGAACGCCAGCAGCTCGTCGTCGGACTTGCCGACTACTTGATCGGGGAAGATCGCCACCGAGCGCGAACCATCGCGCACGACGACTAGGAGAGCGCCCGGCCCCGCGGCCTCGACGCGCACGTTGGCGAGCCAGGCGGCAGTGTCGGGGCTCATGGGGTTACGGTGCGGTGACCAGCGATTCCGCGTAAGCGACTGCCTCGGGGTCGGGATCCACCGAACCTTCGAGCGATGCAGCCTGCTCCGCGCTCATCGTTACCACCTCGTTGCACTTGCCATGTGCGCAGTCGCGCAGCAAGCGAACCTTGACCTCGCCGGTATCGTCCGGCGTCTTGGGCTGTCGTGCCATCTGTAGATCCTTTGATCAGGAGAAGCGGCGAGCCTAGGCCCGCCGCCGACTCATCAGGTTGCCGAGTTTTGGTACAGACGAACGGCAGCGGTATCGAGCAGATTACCGCCCGAGCGGGTCCAGCCGCAGAAGCCGACTTGGCCGGCCAGCGCGAACGCGCTGTCGTCGAAGCGACGCATGGTCGTGGAGTTGGCGACGTCGCGGATGGTGTACTGCGAGAAGTCGCCGAAGGCGATCGACTTGGCATTGGCAGCCATCGCGGGCACATCATCGTTCGTGACGATGGCCTTACCCAGCAACAGGTCAGGGGCACCTTCGGTCACTGCCGGAACCCAGATCGGACGACCGACGGTGTCGACGATCTTCGACACTGCTGCCACGCTCTGGTCATTCATCATCCACTTGGCGTTGCCGCGATACGCTCGGTTGACCGAGTGTTTGACGTCTACCAGGTCGCCGTATGCCACAGTCAGGGTCGAACCGGTGGCGCCGACCTTGCCCACAGTCGCGGCGGGGATCAGCCCGAGCGGCTGATTGGTGCCGGTACCGACGGTGTAGTGTAGGTTCTGGATGCGAGCGATGCGGGTTGCCAGGCGCGCCACGACGAAGGCGATCACATCGATCGCACTGTCCTGGATCAGCTCTTGCGGCAGCGCGATCTTCTTCGACGAGTACTTGTAAACCGGCAGGCCCGTGGTGCCGAACGTGATTTCACCCAGCGTGGCGCCAGCGTTCTCCGCGACGATTTCGCCGACTTCAGCGGTGCCGTCGCTGGTCGGGAAGTTCATGGCGTGGCCGGTCTCGGTGGTGATGATGGTCGCTGCCTCACGCATGCCGCCGAAAGCCTTCAGACGCTCGATGACCTTGGCCGCCACTTCGGCCGGCACGGTATAGCCGCCCTCGCCCGGGGTCGTGGTCGACATCGCATTGCGGATGGCAACGGCCTGCTCTGCACTCACGTTGTTACCGAAGCGCATATACAGGGCAACAGCCACCAGGTTGTCGATCCTGGCGCCCTCCTCCGGCTTCTTCGCCGGAGCGGCCTCGAAGAATTTGTCGGCGTCCAGCTCGCGCATCTTCTCGATGTTGGCGATAGAGGCCTTCGCGGCCGAGATCTCGTTTGCGAAGCCGTCGAACTTGGCTTGCTCTTCAGCGGTCCAGGGACGGTCGCCTTTTTCATTCAGCAGATGCTGGGCCTGCTGCGCGAAATTGGTGATCTTCTCGCGCAGTGCTTGGATGGTCACGGTCATGTGATTCCTTAAAAAGAAAAGGGAGCCACGGAGGCTCCCAAGGGAAAGAGGCGGCCGGCCTCGGCGGGTGTAGCGCGAGAAGCGTTACGAAGTTGCTTGGAGCAGTGTCAGGCGGTTACGGTTTGCCTGGGTCATCGAGTTGACGATCGCCTCAGCCGGCGGCGCCGCAGTCGGCTCAGGATCAGGCTCCGGTTTGGGCGCGGGCGCACTGGCTGGCGGCGCAGCGTTTGCGAGTTCCGCAGGTGGCTTCGCGTATGCCGACAGGTTCCAGGTGTTTGAAACTCCATCCCCACCGGCGATGCGGTCGATGAATCCGCTTTCGAGAGCCTCAGCGGCCGTCATCCATGTTTCAGCCTCCATCATCGCGACGATTTCCTCGGCCAGCTTGCCGGTCTTGGTCATGTAGTCGTCGACGATGGTTAGCTCAACCTTTTCCATTAGATCCGCGGTGTCGCGCAGCGCGGTTTTGTCGCCGAAGGCTGCGCCCTGGGCGTTGTGAATCATAAAAAAGGCTCCGCGCTGCATGACCACCTCACTGCACGCGATCGCGATGCTCGTGCCAGCGCTCGCGCACAGGCTAACGATGTTGGCGATGGTCTTGCCGGGGAAGTTGCGGATCGCCGCAGCGATTTCCTTGCCTTCGAAGACACTGCCCCCAGGCGTGTTGAAGTGGATTTGCAGATCCCGCGTCGGGTCGGCTTTGCTGATCGCGGCGACCACGTCAGCGGCGTTTGCCTCAAAGCCGGGTGCGATCACACCGCGAATGAAGAGCGTCTGCCCGGCCGCGTTACTCACTAGGATCTCGCGCTTACCAGCGACCGTGGCCGTTGCGGCGTTATCGAGGCAGAGTTGAAAGAATGGATTCATTAAGCGGCCTTGTTGTCTTGCTGATTGGTCGGTTGGCTTGCTTGCGCGCCGTTGTCGCGCGGCGCGCGGTAAATCTCGTCACCTCCAGGCACTGGCGGCATCCGCCGGCGGCGGCGGATCTCGTTCACCGAGGTCCAGCCATCACCAGCGCCGGGGCCGCCAAGACCTGCACGATCAGATTCGGACTGCGCCTTAATGTCGGTTTCGTATAGAGCCTCGCGATGGAACTCGAGGAATCGGCCATTGTTCCGTGGGTAGAGCTTGCGATTCAGCTCCTGCTCGATCTTGCGCAACCACGGCTGAAGCGTGTACTGGACGAAAGCGCGGCTGAGCGACTCTAGGCCGGTGCCCCAGCTGGTCGAGCCGGTCGACTCGTTGATCATGAAGCCGGGCACGCCGAATGCGCGGGCGATGTCCATCACTTGGAACTTTCGGGCCTCAAGCAGCTGCGCGTCTTCGGCCGACAAACTCAGCTCCTTGGCGGTGATGCCCTCCGTGAGCACGAGCGGCAAACGATGGGCATTGGCCAAGCCTGCGTAGCGGTTAGCGAAGGCGGTTTGCAGCGCCGTGATCTGCGTTTCATTCATCTTGGCGCCGGCCTGCAGGATCATCGAAGGGTGCGCGCCGCCCTCGAAGAACTTGCCGGAATATTCGTCCATCGCCAGGGCATTACCGATCGCGGTCCTCGCGCCGAATTGGATGACCGACATAGAGCGCATACTCTCGTCGTCGAAGCCCAAGCCTGGGAAGTGTAGGATGTCTGAAGGATCGAACCAGGTCGAAATGCCGTGCGAAGGCAGATTGACGTAGTAACGAACCCCTTCGCCAGGAGTGCGAATCGGCGAGACGCAACCCCATGGCAGCGGCAGGATCTCGCGTAGCGATCCATTCATCCGCCAGCGCAGAAGCGCAAAGGCATCACCGCGCAGCAGCTGCGCCATGCTCACGCCTTCCCACATCGACGCCGCCGTGTATTGCGGGCTTGGCTGCTCGTTCAACAGGTACCACGTGTCGCTTCTCGGCAGTCGCGCCGGGATCTCACCGCCGTCGAGGGAATACTCATGGATCGGGCAACTCACCAACGCGCCAGCGATCTTTGCCACGCAGGCAGCGACCGCGGATACGCGCATCGCTGAAGTAGCCGATACCGTAGTGCCCGACGGCGCCACGCCGAATGCTTCCATGACATCAGGGCCGTACGCCGTTTGATTGGATACCTTCGGCTCCTCGCTGCGCGGCGGCTTGTCTCGCCAGTGCGCGGTGGCCGCCAACGCATCGAATAATTCCATAATGTTCCCTAGAGGAGTACGAAGCCCTGAGTGATCTCGCCGCTTTCAGCAACCGGATTGAGAGACATGAGCTCGACTGCGTTGAGCATTGCCATCAAAGGGTCGATCTTGGCCGACCCCGATATCTGCTTAGTGATCAGAACGGCATTCCCGCGCGGCTCGACACGAGCGTTACCGACGCACCATGCCATGAGAGGCTGTGCGCCGTGCACGAAGACGCCCTCGGCAAGCTTTCGTTCCGCTGTTTTAATCGGACCGGTGAGCTTCCAACCCTGGGAGATGCCGACAATCCTGTCTTCCGGGATCCCTGCCTGCAACATCGAATCGAGGATGCCGCCGATACCGCTAGGGTCGATACCCATTTTGTTCAGCAGCCCCGCCTCGTGAACCTTGGCCACGTTCGCCGCGAACTGTTCGACGTCCTCGCCGATCCGCTTCACGAGCGTCAGGTGACCGTCCTTGGCAAAGTCTTGCAGCCGCGGCGCGATTTCCTTGCGGCGCTCAAGCACCGACGGGTGAGCCCAGGCATGACCCCATCCAAGCCAACGTCGCGTTTCCTTGCATCGGCCGATTGCATACTGACCAAGCAAGTCGTCCAGGCCGCCACCGTCGCCACCCATGGTGACAACCTCGGATCGCGCGATCAGGTCGTCCAGCGAGAACGTCCGCTCGAGCACGCCCTGCTGCTCCCAGAATTCGGCACCAGGCCACCGATCGGACCGAAGATTCAGGCCGATCTCGACGTTGAGGTGCTTGCTGAGGAAGCCGCGCAGCGATTCCTCGCCGCCAGCCTGGGCCTTGCGCAGCTCACGCTCAAGAAATTCGGCGTCCACCGAAAACCCTAGGTTCGGATTGACGATGCCGAAGTTTTCCGGCTTCAGGTGCTCGCCGGCGGCGATCATCTCTTCCGGGAACTCGTACAAGACAGGCACGAAGCGCCGGTCGTCGATCTTACCGTCGCGGACGTCGCGGGCATATTGCAACTTCTGGCGGAATACGCCTGCAGGCGGCTCATCGGATTGCGTCGTCAGGTAGATGACGAAGCCCTCAGGGCGCGACGCCAGGCCGCCAATCGCCTCGCGCAGCATGTTCTCGGCGTTGGCCTGCTTACCAAACAACCAGATTTCGTCGACCAGCGTGCCGACCGATTTCTTACCGGCCGCCGTGTTGGCGTCGGCTGCGATCACCTTCAGCGTCGCGGACGTGCCGCGGTGCGTGATGGTCTTGATGTGCGTCTGGACCTGCATCAGGTCGTCCAGATCCTCCTCGTGCTTCACCATGTCTCGGCTTGGCGCGAAGGAGTTCGCCGCCACTTCAAGCGTCGGCGCGAGAATCGTGAACTCGCCAGACATACGCCAATTCAGGATCAGCGCCGTCATCATGATGCCGGCCGCGATGGTCGACTTCGAATTCTTTTTAGGGATGAGAATGAACCACTCGGTGATCAGGCGCCGCCCCTCGGTGGGCGAGTCCGGGCGAGCGTCATACGCCCCGAAAATCGAGGCGACCAAGTCAAACACCCACTGATCGCACGCTTCACCGAAGGTCGGACTACCGGGTGCGTCGACGATCTTCAATTGCTTGAAGATGTTGACTGCGTGCTCGGCCTGCTCAGGGAACAGCGGCGGCGGAATGATGGACTGGCCCTTCTTCAGCCGCTCTTTCCAATCGAGGCAGGCTGTGGACCACTCCATATGCATTCCTTTACTTCACACGCTTGAGTCCTGGCGCCGCCGGCGTACCAAATTTGTTCGCGGCTTTCTTCGCCGCGTCGGCCTGGGCATCCTTTTTGCCGCCCTCACCCAATTTCTGATGCTTGAACGGCAACATGGCCTTTGCTGCGTCGATCCGATAGCGGATGTCTGCGGCCGGCTCATTCATGATGTTGGTGAGGAACTTGATCGGGTCATCGGTGTGCGGGATGTCGAAATTGATCTCATCCGATCCACCCGCGGGGCCCGGAGGCCGCTGAGGCGCGCCGCCACTTGCGGGCGGCTTTCTCTTGCCTTCGATGTAACTTTTAACCGGCGGCTCTTTAACAAGCCGGGACCCGGCGGCTGATGCCGTTTTTTCGCTGTATCCGGCGCGAATCGCCGCTTCCTTATTGGAGAACCCGGCCAACACGGCATCGGCGAAGGCTCGCTGTTTGCCTGTTAAAGCCATTAACAAATTCCTCCACGGGAAAAAAATTCTACGAATGAGAGACTATGCGGTGTCGGAGGCCAAAAGGCCCTAGACTTTGACCCCGCCCCTCCCCATCAGGCCGGTCAGCCGCCGCGCGCTCGCTCGCGGGCCTCCCGCGCGGACTTGACGTCGTGGCAGGGCTGACACAGGAGCTCTTTGTTCGCGTCGTCGTCGGCGCCGCCTTTCCACAGTGGCTCGATGTGGTCTACCGCCGCGCCGACGCTCACGCGGTCATGGCGCAGGCACTCTTGGCACAGCCCGTTGTCGCGCTTGCGGATGCGCTCACGATCCTGGACACCAGCCCAGCCGCGCTTACGCTGAACTGTGTCAGGTCGAACCGGGGCAAGCACAGCAAGGCGACCGCCAGCAGTCTGCAAGCGCGGCTTTAGCGTAGTGAGTTTCATATTTTCAGTTGTGCAACAGAGGCGCACGCAGTAACATCTTGCCGCGCCCATCCCAGCCGGCGACAGCACCAGGCCGAAGCTTCACGGGAAGCAGATCATGGAGCTTCTTCGATGCTCAGCCATCATTGAAGTGAAGCGATCAGCGGAGTTACCCCGAGGACCATGGGCTTACTGAACTGGGATGCGGCGCTCCAACATTGAAGCGTAAAGCGCCATCGAGTCTCCGCCTCAGTCGATCCCGCCGTGCGAGATGCCGTAGAACTTCGCGATCTGATCCGGCGGATACACGAGCGGTGCACACGGCGGCAGTCGCGACGTGCGCTCCATGTACTCGCGGTGCGCGCGCTCATTGCGATCACGCATCCATACGTCGAAACTTTTGTCTCTTGTCGAGCCCGCATCCAAGTCCGGGGCAGTTACAAAGCAGAGGTCTGCGCTGGAGCACACTTTGTCCATCTCACGCAGTTGATGGCGAAGCCCTCTTACCTCCTCGGCGAGCCTAATCATCTCCACCACGGCGTACTGGTGCAGCTTCTCGACACCCAAGGCAAGAAACATGATGGCCAGGCCGAGCGAGAGCAGTGAAATGGATACGATCACGTCTCTCATCGCGCACTCCAGATGTCATGCACTACGCCCTGGTCGGGGTATTGGCCCGTGGACGGCATCGGCGGCGCCTTACGCTGCCTCCTGAATAGATCGCGCAATAACCCGCGCACGTTCTCGGGCAGGCTGCGCGCCAGCTCGACGAACGACATGCCGGCGGCGCCGTAGCCCTTTGCGCGAAGGATCGACTTGGCATCCTCGCAGTCGACGAGGTGCGCGGCGATCTGGTTCAGGCGCTCGATGTTCACGACCTTGGATTCGTTGGCACCTGCACCCAGCACGGCGCGCAGGATCTCGGCGCGGTAGACGTCGACCGGGCCTTTCATGCTGCTGCCCGCATCGCAATGCGGTTCTGCTGAAGTTGGATGAGAACCATCACCCAGGTGCGCTCAGCTTCCACTGTCATGTGCATGGCGCACCTCATTAGTTGATCTGGATGATCGTTAGCGCGCGCCCGAAGACAGCGCCGGTATCGATGTAGTGCACGTTCGCGAGGCGATGCGCCGCCTTCACGGGCGTATGCCCAACAAAGACAGCAAAGGCATCTGCGACACCGCTGCTGTCGCCACTGGTGATCCGCTCACGGCTCCACATACACACCTCAGCAACCATGTCGCGGCGCGGGCCACACAATGCGGCCGCCATGTCGGACCACGAAGGGTGCGGACAGTCCGCATGCACAATGCCGACCAACCCGGCGGATGTTTCCACCTCGATGGCCACTGGCAGCGCGCTGAACGCATCAGCGATTTGCACCTGCCCCGGTCCGGTCAGCGCAAGAAACCAAGCCCCGCCGTTGGCGATGTAGCACTGGGTATCAAGCTGGCGATATACGAAGTCGACGGCCATTTGCTCATGATTCCCGCGCACCGGGTGAAACCATGGCTTTCCCAACCACTCGATAACGAGCTCCGAATCCGGTCCGCGGTCGACTAAGTCGCCCACGCTGAACAGGCGATCAAGATCTGGATCAAAGCCGAGATTTGCGAGTTCAGCCTCCAGCTTTCGAAAGCAGCCGTGAATGTCGCCTACGACGAAGTCACGGCCGACCGTATTAGCGGCGAAGTGCTTGATCATGGGTGACCTCAGAATAAAAAATGCCGCCTTCGCATTGCTGCGTCAGGCGGCGAAGTCCAGGAACGAGAGAGAACCTAGAGGAGACAGGTTGCAGTGGAGCGGCGGGATTCAAACCCGACAGGCGCCTCAAGAGCGCGCGTTGCCGCGACCGGCTATCAATTACCGGCCTACGCATCCACCACAATGCTGAGCCCTACTTGCTCGCGTCCGGGTCAGACCCAGCGCAGATAGCTGTCCATATAGGGCTCAGCATTGTGGTGACTGGTTGCGCACCAGTCAGGCGCCGACGGCGCATAAGGCAGCGTTTGCCGCATCAACAGTTGGGTTGAGATCAGCGGGGCCAAACCGCTGTGTGTCGGATAGTTACGAACCCCAAGGCTATCTGCCAAGTAGGCTGTAAACGACAAAGCCCGCCGAGTTGGCGGGCCTAGTCACGTTCCTTACAGGCGAGCGCCGGCTTTATTGCGGGCTGAGCACTCGACTGCCCCGGGTGATGTTGGCGCCGTAGCGCGCATTACATTTTGCCGAGGGAACTGTATGGAACAGAAGTTTACGCCTGTTTTTTCGCGTTCGCAACAGCAATCTCAGCAGCTGCGCGCGTGATGGCGCGGCGGGTGGCGGCAAAAGGGTCATCGCCGGATTCGGACGACTCCAACACACATGCACCTCCCTTGAAAAGCTCTATTCCAAGCACGTAACCATCTTGCACAAGTTGCACCGCAAGATCCAGTGCATCGCCGCTGAACAGCAGTGAATTCCAGCTGTGCGCGACCCTGCCGTCGGCAAAGTGCAGGTTTAGCCAGGTCTCTCCGTCGACGACTTCGACCTGAGCGCCGAGTGCGCGCGCGGCCAGCGTCAGCAGCTCTACGTCGGCATCAGACAGGCCCGCTCCGCGCGGCCGCAATGGCATGCCGTCTGGGCCGTCGTCGTCACTCGCTTGGTACTCGTCGCCGTCCCAGTGAACGCGCTGGAACTGGTTCTCGTCCGTCATTCATCCTCCGCTGTCATTCCGCCATTCTACCGGCGGCGCTGAGGCTATGCTGCTTTCCGCAGCTTTGCGGCAGCGCGTGCTCCGTGCGCCTGATACAGCCCTTCCAGTTCCGAGATCATGTCCTTGACCCGGTCAACTTCCAGCGCGCCGCCGGCGATTGGCTCGCGACCCGTACCAGCGCAGTGCGAGCACGCACGGGCGGCGGCAATCTTCGTGCCGTTGCACACCTCGCACTCGCCCTGCAGCCAGTGGGCCAGCGATACCCGCGCAATCTTCTCGTAGATGCCGTACGCGGCTTTGATGTCCCATTCGTGCTTGATCTTGAGCCACTGGCGATCTAACCCCTTCTGCACCACGACCTTTGTCCAGGCGCGCAGCAGCACGGCTAGGTTGTGATTGCCGGCCTCGAAAGTCTTGCGATGCGTGCCGTCGGCATACTTGGCGCGGGCCAGGAGCGAGCCAAAGACGTCACCTGATCCGCCCGAAAGATCCGCCAGCGCCGCGGCGGCAAGCGCTTCGGTTTTGTTGTGCAGTTCGTCGTCCCTCAGGTCCGACGTGTTGAGCGATTGAAGGTACTTTTCGGCGAACATGGCTTGCTCCTTGGAATGGATACAAGGTTAGCACTCATCAATATTCATCGAAGTTGTTCCGACATTTTCCAAATCGCAAGGCGCAACAGGCGAAAAAAAGCCCTCAACATGTGAGGGCTGAAGTAGCAAATTTAGTTGAACAGAAAGGATGGCTTGTTATCTGTATAGCACGAATTATACTTCCGGGCCTGGCTTGCCGGGCGCGTCGTCTCCAGCCGGTATGGGCTGCACTACCAGCTGATATCCAAGCGCCTTCAGCACTCGAAGTATCGTTTCCATGCGCGGCTGACTGCCAGGTCGCAGTGCCTTATAAATCGCCTCACGAGCCAATCCAGACTTGGCAGCGACCGCCGGCATACCAGTAGCGCGCGCCGCATCGCTCAGGGCCGACGCAATCATCGCCGGGTCGCCCTCTGCAAAGAACTCACTCAGGTACGCCGCCACGACTTCCGGCGAGTCCAAGTGCGCAGCGATGTCAAATACCGGATATGGTTCGATTTTCGAACCACTTGGGTCGGCAATGGCCGCTACTTCATCAATGGTTGTCATGGCGTTCCTTTGTATTTTCCTATCGATACCCGTAAGTGCCGGGGATCACTCCCCGGCTTCTGCTACCTCCCGATCTCTCGGGCCAACTTCTTGGCAGCTTCGATGTCTTGTTGCTGCCCGCTCTTCGATCCGCCGGTCAGGAGCATCACGATTTCGTTACCGACCTTTGTGTAGTAGATTCTCCAGCCCGGTCCGTAATCAATCTTCAACTCCATCACCCCTTCGCCTACTGATTTTGCTTTCCCGGGGTTTCCAGCTGCCAGCCTCTTGATGTTTGCGAGGAGCTTGGCTTTTGTTACTGCATCCTTTATTTCAGCGAAGAACTCCTGAAACTTTGGATGCTGCCTGATTTCCATCTACCTCCTTTCTGTTCAACCTGGTTTTGCTGAACCAGTGAAGCTATTGTAATCGACTGATTACAAGCGGTCAAGCGATTTGTAATCGACTGCATACAAGATATATTGCTGACTTTGCACCTGTGTTAGCATTGAGAAATGCTACTTCCGTCTCGTCTGCATGTATTGGGTGCCGTTTGCGCAGGCATCATCTGCACCTTCCTGTCCGCCGGTCTAATCACGGCGCTCGCGGAGAAGGGACTTGGCTCGGGCGAAACCGCTGGATGGGTTCAGGCCATCGGCGCCACGCTTGGTCTTGCTATTGCAATCTGGATTCCAGCCAAACAAAAGTCCGATGCGATCGAATCGGAACAAGCTCAGCGCAATGAAGCCGCGTTGCGCGTGTGTCTGGCCTTACGTGATGAACTCTTGATACTTGCTAGCCGCTTCGACGGCCCCAACATTAAGGAGATCCTTCGCGAAGCGGAGGGGGAAATTTTCGACCGCGAGATACCCGTACCTCGACAACGGTTTCCAGTCTTCAACTCGTTAGTTGGCAGACTTACCGAGATCGATAGCGAGGATATACGTCGCGGAGTGATTGAAGCGTATGAGGCCGCGGCGTCGCTTATTGACGTCGCCGAAATCAACAACCGAAGACTGCTCGAGCTTCGAGAATTAATACGGGCACACAATGCTCAGGAAGGCATGGATCATGATGATTATTCTCATCGGCGAGCCGTGCTAATAGACATGCGCCGACAAATGCGTTTTCTATGTCAACTGACGATCACTAAAGTTAACGCATTGCTTCCGCTTATGGACGCTGCAGTTGGGCTCAATGAGTAGTTAAGGCGGCTGCGTTTCTCATCAGCCAATCTCGATGCGCACAGCTCCGGGCTTCTCACCGTATTCGCGCCGGATCGTCACCGGGTCAAACTGGCTATCGTTGATTTCCAAGGCATCGGCAACGCCATCGAGCGCCGGCTTGCACGCGGCGAGCAGGTTGTCACGGTCCCGATGGCGCCGATCAGGCTGGATGAATGTGATCACCAGCGGAACCGTCTGCGCCTTGCTGCGTGGCACGTCGTACCAGGGCGTGCCCAGCGCCGCAACTCGAGTGAGTGCGTAGGCGCTCGTGCGCGCGGACTTGCGCAGGGCCGACGTGGCAGCCCAATGCACGCCCTTGGACCGGTTAGGGTTCAGACGTGCATTGGGGAATGGCAGCATAAGCGCGATCACGGGCGAGCCTCGATAGAGGTCGCCACCACAGCCGCAAGACGGTGCAACCGCGCATTGAACCAGCGCCGGATGCAGTACGACCGGACAACGCTAATGACTGTGTAGATCAGTCCCATTGCGAAGTTTGCGCCCAGGCTGATATGAAACCCGAACCACGGAAAGATCAGCAAATTGGCCAAGTAGTTGATGGAGAAGCCGATGCAGGTGTTGATCACGGCCTCGATCAGGGATTCAAGCCGGCTTTGCGTCATTGATCGAGCCCCGTGAACGTAATCGTGTAGTGTGTCGGGTTGCGGTCGGCGTACCGGTCGACGATGGCAGCAGCGCAGGCGTTGAGGCTCGGGTAGAACGGCCTGGAGCGCGGCGGGCGATCGTCGGTGAACTTCCCTTGGATCATGGCGTCACGCAGGACCACGAGCGAAGTGATCGCCTTCGTGATGTGAGACATACCAGAATCGGGGTCAATGTCCTCGCCCTCCCACCAGTCCATCAAGTGACGCATCGTGCCGTCGTAGTAGACGGATCCGCGCACGCCGACAGCGCGGTAATTGTGGCGGCCGTATTTGCTGGCGCCCTCCAGCATCGCGACGCCCACCTCAGCGAGGACGTTGGCAGGGACGGTGGACATCGGCGCCTTGCGCATGCCTACCATGTCCTTCGGGTTGCTCGGCTTCGCGCCTTCGAGCGGGTGAAACGTCAGCATTTCGTGAGTGTCTTGCATGTCATCCCTTCGTATCGTTGTTGTTTCGACCCAGCGCCCGGCGGGTGGCGCAGGCGAGGGTCATCATTGTCAATCCCTGGCAGCACATTTTTTGGCACGCCGACGCTCATCTGCTTGCTTCTGAATCCGCCACATGCAGATCATTTGGTCGACGAACCAGATCAAGAACGCCGCGAGAAGAATAGCGAACATCATCGCGAAGTCCCTCTGCAGCCCATCTGCGTTTTGCCGTCAGCTGCAATGCGTGGCGTGATGCCGGCACTAGTACTCCGTTGGCCGAGGTACTGGCAACCGGAGTCGTCGTCCGTGTAGACGCTCAGCACCGTGCCGTCGGAGCGCGGACTCTCCGGCGTGCGCGTACCTGGCGCGCATCCACCCAGAAGCAGCGCGATCATGATTGTTAGTCGTTTCATCGTTCGGGCTCACCCATATCGTTGTTGTTGCCGCCCGGGCTGGCCAGGCGGAGCAGCCCTCATCAGATCGCCGGCTGCGCTACGGCGCGGATCAAGGCCATTAGACCGGTCTGGATATCGGTCTTGGCAATGGCGGCCCAGCGGTGAGGCTCGGCCGCTTGAAAAGCCTTCTCATGTTCACGCTTTTCGACGGGCATCTGTTCCCGTGCGAGGGCAAACGAGTCCGCTGAAAGTTTGATCGCGTTCGCCTGCGCAGCCACGTGGTCCGCGACATCCGCGTGCAGCGCGAGCAACTCGGCACCCTTTTCCTTAATGCGATTCATCAGGTCGATTTCAGCTTGGCTCAGGTCGCGATACCCTTTGATTTTCTTGTGCTGGTTGTCCATCTAGTGTTGTCCTTTCAGGTTGTTGTCGATGCCGGAATCCCGGCTTCGGTTGATGTTTGCTTCGTCTCTTTCTTAGCCAACTGCTTGTCTATCCACTCCTGCCGAACCATGAAATCGGGCGCCCTGAAGAATCGGCGACAGGGCTTGGTCTGCCACGGAACGAACGGATTCGTCAGCGGCTGGGCGTTGTCGTACCCCATGCACCGCCCAAGTCCGACCCGCGCATGGTCTGGGTATTCCTTCATCTTGAAGTGCTTGCAGCGGGCGCAGTTGTCGGCAGGTATGACGGTCATGCTGCAGCCCCCTGTTGGTATCGGTTGACCATCTGCTGGGTCCTGATCTTGTAAATCGCGTCCGCTTGATCGCGGCGCTCCAGTTCCACCAGATCGCGCAACTCGCGCTCGTCGGCCATGTCCTTGAGGAGTTGCTTGATCTTGGAAATCTGATTCCGCGCCGAAGCATCCGGAGTCGGGTCGCCGGCCGGACCTTCCAGCAGCGCAGCCGCCGCGGGTCCAGTCAGTTGCCCTGCCGCCGTCGCAACCTTGATCGCCTGGACTTGCTGCTCCTTATCCCAACCGAGCGACGCCAGCCACTCCGCCGGCCGGCGAACCGCCCTCGCTTCCGTCACCAAGCGCGTGTAGGCCTCCAGGAACGGCTTGCGCGCACTAATCGCCCCGCTCGACTCGAGAACAGGGCGGCAGATCGCGAACGCAGCGGCAATCTCTTGCGTCCACACGACGGTGTTGGTCTCGCCGGTGCCGAGCAGCGCGATCGCCCACGCCTCCTCGGCGCCGGGGCGTCCATCCATCAGGAGGCAGCGTTTGTAAATGCTGTTGGGCACCGGGGCGAACGTGTCGTTCTCCTCCCGGTACGCGCTGAAGGCCATAGCCACGATTCGAAGCGGGAACTCTTGCAGTTGCCGCCACCACGCGTCTAACACTGCCTTGTCGTGCAGCGGCTTACCGTAGGCGAGCATGATCTCTGTGAGGCGCTCGATGAAAGCTGGTTTTTGAGTTGCGTCCATCACGCCTCCAGCAGTTGGTAATCCGGCGTCGGCGCCGACTGCCCGCCGAGGAACTCTGCCCGCAAGCGTGCATTCCGCTCATCGACACTTTCCCTGATCGGAGCCTTAGGCTCGTTGGCCGCTTCTTTCTGTATCGTGAGTCGATCCCAGTGTTCGCGCAGGTTCTTCGGCGAGAGGATGTTCCCGCGCCAGAAGTCGCTCTTATGCGCCCAAAGGAACAGCTCGCAGATCTCTTTGTGCGTCCGCTCGTCGCGCTGGCGCATAAGGCGGACGTCGTTCGTCCAGCTCGTGAAGTTCGGCTCTTTGGCTTTCGGGGCCGTCTTCTGCAGCACCTTGAACAACCAGCGCGCGCAGACCTCATCATCCGGGTTGGCGGGTTCCTTCTCGCGTCTGGCTCGCTTCTTAGGCGCATTTAATGTGACGACGATCACAGAATCGAGCAATCGAAGCAGCACGGCGGAGTCGACTAGGACCGACGGCGCGGCTTCCGCCTGCTTGCGAAGTTCATCGAGGTCAGACACGGCCGCCCTCCTCGCGCTGCTTCAGCTGCCATTTCGCCCACTCGCCCGCCACCCATGTCACGCCCTTCGGAGTGAAGCGCGCCGAGTTGAACGCATGGCCGCTGTTCTGCGCCGTCCCAGCCTTCACGCAGAAGCGGCCAGCGTCGATGTGCTGGGCGTGCGGCGTCAGCTCGCCGTTCAGCCGGTACAGGATCTTCTGTTCAATCAGGAATTCACGGAACAGGTTCTCGTTCGCGCCCAGGAGCTTGGCGACCTGGCGGAAGCCCTTCGTGCCGGTGGAGTCGGCGTATCGCTGGACGAATTCGACGGCCGGCGCAGCGGCTTGAAGTTCAATTTGCAGCTTCTGTTTTTGCTCCTCGGAGTCGGCCCAGGCGCGTGCTGCGGCAACCGGGTCGCGGAAGTTGGGCAGCGCTGGAGCAGCAGGCTGCCCCGCCTCAAGCTCGCGCCACCGGGCAATGACCTTGCGGCGCAAGGTTGCGCTATACCCGGTCAGCAACGTTTCAGTAAGCTCTCGGGTAAGGTGATATTCATGCTGCTCGCGGTTCGCGCTATCAATGTAGATGCCTCCAAAGCTGGATGCATCCTCCCCGAGCTCCGCCAGCATGTTTTCGATGTCTCGCTTTACGTGAAAGTGCTGCTTTCCGGTCAACTCCGCAATCTCGCGGCTCGACATCGTTGCCTCGGCGGCGCCGATGGTTTGCAAGTTCAGTATGCTTCCCATATCAGTTTTCCTCCCGAGCCGCTTCAGGCGGCACCTTGGAACGATGCACGCAACCAGAGCATTCCGGGTCGGCAGCGTGCGTCAGCGTGTACTGACATTCGGTCGTGCCAAACGCCGACTTGATCCGCCCGCAGATCGGCGTACGCGTGACCGGCCCCAAACTGTCCCGGGGCGACGTTTTCCACCCAATTTGCGCGACATAGCTGCTACGCGCCGTCGGCCGCGGCTTGTTGTTACATCCATACAGACTCATACCCCCTCCTATCCCATGAGTGCAGACAGCCAGGTCTGCGGGTTCTTGCGCAGCCGATTACGCTTCAAGTGCAGCCCGTGGCGATGCGGGTCAGCCTTGAGCTTTGCCCAGGCACGAGCGCACTTCTCGTGAACGGTCTGCGTCGTCGGGCGCGGCGCGTCAGACGCGCTACCTGCCGTATACACCGGTGCCGGGCTCCCTCCCGAAGGACGTTGCTGCCAGCCGGCGATATGCACACTGCCCTCCGCATATAGCTCGAGCACGTAGATCCGCGCCCGCTTCAGACCGACTTCGTCGTTGACCTCCGCGCCCGTCATCTGCTTTGCGGCCAAGAGCTTCAGGATTTGCTTTTTTCGATCGGCTGCGGTGACTTTCCCTTTCGGAGCGCGCGTACGTACATACTTCGCGTCGGGCTTGCTGCCCAGTCCATACATCGGCGCTGGGCGCTGGCCGGTTGGACTCGGGAAGTACCCGGCGATGCGAACAAGTCGTGGCGTCTCTTCCTGCATCGCAGACAGGTAGATCGTGATTCCGCTACGCGAGAGGTGAACCGTCTCGCCCAACTGCTTTGCGGTCAGCGGGCCGTCCTTCAAGGCGGCGAGGATTCGGCCGCGCTGGTACTCTCGGCGTGGGTCCGGATTGTTGATGGTGCGCGTCATCAGGCCGCCTCCTTCCGGATCTCCCGCATCACGCTCGTGCTATTGATCCGGTGGCGCACGCGGCGCTGAACCTCGATCGCGGCGTGGTCGACGTCGATGGCGCGGGAATTCTCCAGTTGGGCATCGTGACAGTCGAGCGCCTCATTTACCGCCTGAAGCTCGGGCCCAGTGAAGATGAAGCGATCGTTGTTCCCGACGGCGCGCTTGCCGACTGCAAGCAGCGCATCCCGCGCGCTGAGAGTCGCCTGGCGGAACTCGTCGCCAATCCCCATCTCGCACATGACGTTTGCGATGTTGATCGCGCCAACGATCTGATTCCACTGGCCCCGGGTGCCGCGGCCCTGGGCCATTTCAGCCATGGCCATGTGGTTCTTAACCTGCAGTCGGCGGAGGTGTTCGCGATGCGTGTCGCCCATGCCGCCGAAGATCGACAGCACGTTGCTCGTGCAGCCCTTCGGGCGGTACTTCTTGTTACGCGGCTTTTTCATACCGCCTCCTTCGATTTTTCGTGACCGTCACGGCTATCAACAGCTTCGGCCAACAGCAGACCCAAGGTGCGAAGGATCTCTCGACTTTCAGCTCGTGCTGCGTCGAATCTGGCGTCGACAATTTCGCGTGGCACACGGCCGGCGTACCCCCCATCCAGCCAAGCATGGCAGTCGTAGCAGCCGTAGCAGCCCTCCTCGTCCGGCGCCTTCAAACTCATTCCTTTCCCATCAGCCAGGCGGTTGGAGTGGCACCAGACAGTGGTTTCCGGATCGCGGTTACAGATACCAGGGAAGCGCAGTGTGCATTCCTGGCCTTGGGCCGAAGCGCGGATCGGCGTCATCTTTGGGCCCTTCGATTTCATCTGCTTGCGCGGCTTGGCCAGCTTCGGCGTCTTCCCTTCCTTAGCTGTCTTGTATTTGACAGCAGCTGCGCGCAGTAGACCGGCGCTAGAGATCTGAGTCTTCGTGCTGGCTCTAGAGAATCCGGCTTGGCGCATTGGTGTACGCCGCTTGAGCGGGCCGCCAGGCTTCAGCGAAGAAGTGCGATTCATGACGCCGCCCTACCATGGTTCTTGTTGAAGTCATGCTTAAGTTCGAACGCACGCCGTGCGGTCGCCGCATCTTCAATACGATCAAATTTTCCGAGGTTGTAATGGACGCGATTAGCACTACCTTGCGCCTGCCACTTTCCAGATCGCTTGCACCAAACAACGCCAACAATTCCAGATTTGTTGCGCTTGCTCAGCATCGTGTTCTTCATGTTTTCCAACTGCGTACACGGCTTCAGATTGACCTCGATGTTGTTCAGCCCGTTCCCGTCGTCATGATCGACGCTTGGGGCGTCCGTCCTAAGGATGTGCCGGTGCATCTTTTCGCCACGACTATTTCTCGCGGCGTAAACCACAGTAGAATTGAAGTCCGTCGCAAACCACCGCCCCCTCCCATCGATCACAAGCGGAATGTTCTTAGCGTCGATGACGCAAATCGCATCTGGAAACTTCTTCGTTGACACGTCGATATATGCAAACTCGCCCTCGACCTTGTAGGCGTTAGTCGCAACTCGCGAGAACTTTCGATTGCAGTTTGCACACCAGCGCATTGAGGCCGCCCTAACCGCCCTGGTCGTGCCGATATACCCGCAGGCGCATTGGTATGTCACTCGAACGGCGCCATTGTTTTCGTCACGCGGCGCTGGGCCGATAATCCTTACCCTTTCACTCATGACTGATTCCCGGTAATGGTCTTGATGCTCACCTTCTCGCGCACGGACCAAGCCGGGGCAATGTCCGAAGCGGGCCGCAGACCATGGCGGTTTGGAATATTCTTCTTGCTCAGGCCCGGGCTGGCGAACACGTTGCGCTGCGGCGCCGGCGCGATCTGGCCGACGTATTCCTCTTTCGGCTTGTCGCTCTGCTCGGCGTAGTAGTCGGTAGCTGCAAGGCTGCAAGCGATCTTCCCGCGCTGCGTTTCCATCAGCCAGCCACCACGGATTGCGCCTTGCAATGCAACCTCGCGCTCATACTTGCTTTTGCCGAAGTTCACAGCCAGGAACAACTCGGCTTCAGTGCAGGACCCGTACTTGTACAGGTACTCGCCAGCGAGGTACGGGATCTCGCCCGGTTGCGGGCGACGGATGTTTTGACGTTGGGTCATTATTCGGTCTCCGAAAACAAGCGAGGTTGCACAGCGCCGTTCTGGTAGACGACGTCCATGACGGTCGTAGCTAGTGGTTCATCGCCATCCCAGCCTCGCGGCCAAGTTTCCAGGGCGATCAGTTCGCGGATGCGGGCCTCTTCCTCAGCGTTGATCATGTCGACCTTCGGCCGGCGCTGCTTATCGGCAGCCGCGTTGACCTCCGCCTGAATGGACAGCAGTCGCTCTAGACCCATTAAGCGCGCCTCAAAGGTCAACGGCCCCATACGCTGAGGGTTTTTGCCGATCGAGCCATCCTTCAGGCGCTCGACTCCAGCCTTCCGAAGTCGATGTTGTGGCTCGCGCAATTCTCGCCAAAGCTCTTTGATGCCCTTCATCGGGCGAAGGTAGGCCCACTGTGGGTTCAGCAAAATCGTGTTGAGCGCGGTGTCCTCTTGGGCCAAAGGGCATCCAACGCAACCAGTGCGAGCGTTGATCTCTTCCGCCTCATCGCCGCCGTAGGCATCAGCGATCGTGGCCGTACTCCAATCGCCAAATTCGGCCGACGGCGCCCAGTGCTTAAGCCACTCCCAGACGTGACATACGCGCCAGTGCAAGAGCGGAGCTAGAGTAGCGATGCGGCCGCGCAGACCCTTTGCGTTCGGCAGAACCTGCTGATACCAGCCCTGTCCGCATTCGGCACCGTCCTTCCCACAGCTCATCTCGATACGACGATCGCGGATCGCGCTCTCGCCCTGGCGCACCCCCGTGATCATCAGGATTTGGCCGTCGATCTGTTCTAGCCGACGGCGAAGCGCCTCTTCCATCGGCTCGATCTTGATCTGGCCAGTGCACCAGCGCAGGGTATTGTTGTTCGGCGGCGGCACGCCGCGGCCCAATATGTAGACCATAAAGCGGTCATCCAATGGCGCCATAACGGTCTCGACGGTCACTCCGCGCTCTTCCAGCTCGTCCATGATCTGACGCGCGGATGCCGCCAGCGGCAGGAGTTCCTGGCGCGTATCGGCGTAGAACACCGTCAACGTCTTTGGACGCGGGATCTTGCCGGCGTCCAGCAGGTACATGATCAGGGTCAGAGTGGCCGAAGAGTCCTTTCCGCCCGACCAGGCAATACCCCAGTGATCATGCTCAGCGCCGTAGGCCTGCAGCGACTGGATCGTTAGCTCGATCGATTCCGTCATCTGCATGCGGCGCGCGCCGGCCGCAAAAATGTCGATCTGATTCATTCCGGTCATGCCCACACCCCCGACGGCACCAGGTTGAAGAAGGCCGCCATCAGCGGGTGATGTGCCGGGATCCCCTTCGGTACGCGCACCTTGAACTCGACGTCGTCCTCCATGATGTGGAAGTGGCGCGCTGGATCCTGGGCAGCGATCGACAGTTCGCACTTGCGGGGCTTGGCCGGGCGCGACACTGCTTGCTCGTCGAGCTTGGCCAGGTAGGCGTCGACTTTTGCCGAGTCGTCCGAGAGGCGGCACATCGGGTGACCGAACTCGCCGAACGTCTCGATCACGCCGTTGAGGTCGACCATGTACTTGCGCACGGCCGGAGGGCTGAGGGACAACAGGCCGCCGACCTCGTCGCGGGTCAGCGGGCCAGAACGGAGAGCCGTGATCAGCTTACGCACGCGCTCGACGCGCTCCGCGGTGCGGGATGGGGTGACGAAGCGGCCGCGGCTCATGCTGCACCTCCGCTTTCGGACACGCGCGCAGCGACACGGTCCAGCCGTTCAATCTCGGCCAGAACGAGCGCCCCCGCCTTGACCAACTCGCGCCGCCGGTCACCCGGAGGTGTGGGCGTCCAGCCATCCGGTACAATCGCTTCACCAAAAGTATCGGCGTAGCCAGTCTCGGTGGCTGGCCACTCACGAACGCCGGGCGGCATTGCGTAGTAGGCCGCGTAGGCGCCGATCTCACCCAGCACATGATCGTCGTCGTGCTCAGGCTCATACCCTTCCGCGTCGACTTGGCGGCGACGCTCGGCCAGCACGTCGCGCGCCGCTGCGGTCGCCGCGTCTTGGAAGCGCAGGGCTTCGACCAGCTTCGGATGCAGGTCGATGGTGTCGGATGCCGGGTCGATAATCTCGTTCTTGTCGTACATGATGACGTAGCACATGCCGCCGATGACACGGCCCGGAAAGCCCGGTCCCTTTTCGAGCGTGGCTTTCACGGCATCGTAGAAGGCACGCAGGTGGTCGAAGTTGTCCTCGTCAAACCAGTCTGGAACGTCATCGCTCTCGTCGAGGTTCGGGTAGTCGCCACGGTCGATCTGGAGCAGCAGCGACAGCAGGTTGCCGGCGGCGTCGATGTCGCGCTCGGATGGCTTCGCCATTTTCATGCCGCACCTCCGCTGGCAAACATGTCAAGAACGCGCGGGTCGCGTGCCGGGGCATTGGTCGCGGCGGCCTGGACAAAGTCGGCTTCGGTGAGTTTGTGGCGCCCTACGGCTTGCGCCTGATAGACGATGTCGCCCGGGCGGAGCCAGTCGCTTGCAGCGATCAGGGCTGGCAGGGAGTTGGCGGAGAATTCATCGCCAGTAACGGACCAGAACACGCCGCGGCCGATGTCCATTGCGGCGAGGACGGCGCATGCGTCGGACGGGCCGGCACGGTCAGCATCTTTGATCGCGCTGAACAGCGCCTGAACTGCGGCATGATGTTCGGCGTCGATGCAGAGCGAGCCGTCGTCGTTCTCGTCCTGCAGGTAGTCATTCGCGAGAGTCTTCGCTGCGACCAGCAGCTGGACCGCGAGATTCGACCAGTGAGCCGCGCGCGCTTCATACTGGCGCGAGGACTGATCTTCACCGACGTGCGCCGCCGGCAAATTCGTTTGTGCTAACATGCGTTCTCCACTTGTTGTACTTGCTTCACTAACCCCGGCGGCAACCGGGGTTTTTCATTTCTGCTGGCCTTCCAGCAGCTCTCGGTACTTCTTCTTGCTCATCACATGCCCGGGCTCAATCGGCGCCGGCGGATGCTCCTGCTCGTCCTGCTTTTGATCCATCTGTTCTCCTTATGTGATGCGGGTCAGTACTTGAGACTTCAGCCGCGGTATCGTGGTATTGGTGGGAAGTCGATTACGCGAGAAGCTTCCGAATTTCTGCAGCCGGCATGCCCAGGTACTCGTGCACCCGGAGGATCATCCCGTCGCTAATAGAGCCCTTCTTTCGCGCCTGGCTGATGACGCACTGGCTTACCTCCAGTTCACGGGCCAAGGCAGCATCACTTGCGATTCCCTTTTCCTGACGCAGCTTGTCGAACAGCGTTGATGCGCTCATCGTCTTCACTTCCTTGTCGATTATTGGTGGCGGCGCACCCCGCCGCCTGGGTCTTCCCTACAGCGAAGCCGTTGCCGTTGCCGCTGCACGAGCGACTGCCTGACGAGCTGCGACCTTGGCCACCGCATCACGCGCTGCGTTCTCGCAGGCTTGCGCCGCTTCGATCAGCTCTTTGTGGGCATTCAGCAGATCTGCATCGCTGGCGTCGGCCGGCAGATTGACGAGAGCCATTTGGGCCTCGCCTGCCTCCTTCATCACCTTGCGCAGGTGAGCGGAGACGTCCAGGTCGCCATCGGCGCTGTTGGCGGCCTGGCGGACTTCGATGCCCATCGGGGAGTACATCTGGCTCAGGCAGCGCAGGCGTTGCTCATCCGGCAGCGCAGACAAAATCGAAGGAACCATGTTGGCCGGGAGATTGCCCTCGTCCAGCCAGCGGAAGATCTTCTGAGCCGACTTGCGTGCTCGAGCGAACGTATCGCTACCCTCATAGTCGAATGAGATTTCAGTTGCCAGATGAGCGCCGCTGGCCTCGTGCGCGTCGACGATCGCAATCGCCACCGCTTCCCGGCTCATTCGCTCGGAAGTCCGCCATGCTTCGATTTCCGTACGGAGGACCGTTGCGGGAGATTGAAATTGAGGCTTATGTTTCATGACTTTTTCCGGTATGAAAGCTAATCTGACAACATTGAAGAACAACCAACTAGGAACCTGTGATGCCCAACGCCGCCTTTGTACTGATGAACTGCGATTTGGTCGCCGTGCCTCTGCAACTCGGTGCAGGCGTTGTTACGGTCTACTGCGGGGCGAAGCGTGCTGATCAGCTGCTCGGGCGGTCTACGGTCGCATCCTTGGGATCGGTTGCGCGGCGCTTCGGCGGGTCGCCGATAGCGCCTGCGCAGCGCTCGGCATGCAACTCCTCGAGTCGATCACCGATGAATTTCGAAGGGCGCGACCCACGAGTGCCCGCCAAATACGCAGCAATCGTCGATTGCCCGCATGGGACCAGATCGGCCAGCTCTTGCTGAGTAAGTCCGGACTTTAGTAGGTCCGACGTGATTTTTTGCGTATCCATTGGCAAACAATATCACGTTCGTGTTTTAACCGTCAACACCAACGTGATTGTGTTATGTATTACATTCGTGATATGGATACATTGGCAAAACGGCTCATCTGGGCCCGCGAACAAAAAGGGCTTACCCAAGCTGCTCTAGCGAAGCTAAGTGGCGTGACTCAGAGCACTATCGGAAACCTGGAATCTGGCATTCGATCCAGTGCGCGCCGTATCGTCGACATTGCCGCGGCATTGAACGTAAATCCGAACTGGCTGGCAAACGGCCAAGGCAATGCGACAGAAGCCGAACCAAATATGCTGAGCGTTGCTGAGCCCTCGGCGCAGTACAACGCGATTACCGATGGGCCTCGTAGCCGGCCTGTTGGGCGCGATGCCAACTATATGGAAGATGTCTCACTGTCGTCCGAAACGACGCTCGAGCGGCTCAACGCACGAGAGAAAATGATTATCGAGCTGTACCGTCGCTCAAGCGAAGAAGGCAAGCTGATGATCTACGGCGCTTGCAAGGCTGCCGCGGAGTACAACGATGCTTCGTTTGTTGGGCGGTCAGAGTAGCTGCAGCTTGACGGTCTCGGCTGGAGTGGTTCGCCGGTATGTCTCGGACATCTCGATAAAAACAAACTGCGCGCTACGCTTCATGGCTCGGAAATTAGACACCAGGCGCCGCTCCTGCGGCGTCAACTGAAACTCATCGTTGTCATTTTCCGACGCAAGGATCAACTTCGGCATCATCTCGTCTGGCATCTTCATTCCTTTGCAAGTATCTAGGCCACTATATGGCGTAGGATCATTCCTACATTCGCCGAACAGAGGCACATTCACCACCCAATTGCTCTGCCTTCTGTAACCATATCGTCGCGCGCCCCTCTACTGCCATGTGACCGGAGCTTGTAACGCCAGGTCACTTGGCGCTATCCTTTGCGAATAGTGCCATCGTTTGTATGGCACTCACAACACCGCTGTTCCGAAACGCGCAAGAATCGCGCGCATGAAAGAACAGCCACCCAAGAAGCCTCCCATCAAGACTGCTATGCGTCTGCCAGCCGACCTGCACGCCGACCTCAAGGAAGCCGCGGAGCGCGAACAGCACTCGATGAACGATGAGATTATCCATCGTCTTACAGCAATGGCCGGCGGCACTTCACTCGCCGCGATCCTCGCCCAAACCCGTCGACTCAGCGAAGAGAACAAGCAGCTTAAGGCCGAGATCAAACAAACCCAGCAGATGGTACAGACCATCATTGACGCCCTTGAACCGCGTCGCAAACGCTGAGCCAGCCGTCCATCAATCTTGCGCTCCTGAAATACTGTATGTTCATACAGTATAGATTTGCCCATTGAGCAAGGTCAAGTAATTCTGTACGTTTGTACTCAACCTTTCTATACTGCTCGTATGGATGATCTAAAACAACTTTTAGCGGACTGGATCCGCCAGGCTCGGAAGACTGCCGGGCTCTCCCAGGAAGACCTTGGCGCCAGGCTTGCGCTCGAGCTCGGTGATGACCGCGGCTATACGAAGGCGAATATTTCGGGGTGGGAGAACCTCCGACACAGTCCAAACCTCAAGCAACTGATGACGATCGCGAAGGTTACTGGCATAGGGCTGCCGGCAGCAATCGCGAAGTCTATGCAGGGCGCGCAGCCTGTTGCCTCTACGGTGTCACCCGATATCTCAACACTCTTCCCTGGGGCGCGACCCATCCGTGTTGGTGACGAGCCCGACACGGTTCCGATCCGATTCGTCAAACTCAAGCTGCATGCCGGCGTGGCAGGCTTCGAGACCGAGCCAGTGCTCGAGGAAGGCGGAAGCATGCCAATGCCACGTGCTGTCGTCGAGAAGCACAACCTTTCACCGGCCCAACTGCTCGCCATGCGCGTTTCCGGTGCGAGCATGGAGCCGATGTTGTTTGAGGACGACGTCGTAATCATCAACACTGCCGATCGCCGCCCCGTCAGCCGCGAGGTGTACGCCTTGAACTTTGATGGTGAGGCGTGCGTCAAGCAGTTGATCAACCGCGGCGGTCAGTGGTACCTGCACTCCCTCAACCCAGACTACAAGCCCATCAACATGCGTAGCGGGCAGTGCGACATAGTCGGGCGAGTCGTCTATCAACCCGGCCGGGTTGTGACAGGCAGATTGTGATAGCGCGGGCCTTTTTACGCCCAAGGCGCCGACTTACGTGCGCGGTAGCGCTGGGCCTAGCGCAGCACGAAGTCTAGAGCGGGCGACGCCAGATGTGATTAGACAAGTTAGTTGGCTGCAGCTCCACCGATAGCGAAGCATCATTCGGCCCGGAAGTCGACTGTTTGGTTCGCTTTCCCGTGATTGCAATCCTCGCATAAGACCTGAAGATTCTCGATGTCTAGAGCTAGAGCGGGAAATCGGCGGCGTGACTTTACATGATCAACGTTGAGCACCACACCGTTCCCAGGAGCAGCACCACAACAAAGGCAAACACGACCGTACTTCTTGAGCGCCTTTAGCCTTAGCTGACGCCATTCGAAAGACTTGAGGAATTCTGCCGAGTTGACGTAGGCATCCCAATCTGGCGTCGAAGGTAACGGTTTAGGAAGCGGGTCAAGTTCCACGGGCGGGGATGCGGGCACAATCTTCAGGCCCAGTGTCTTCATGGCCTTTGCCACTACCCGCTTAGCTTTCCGCACCTTCTTTGACTCCTTCGGCGCGACGCCGAAGAGTGCGATATTCGCTTCCTTTCTTGCCCTCACATCCGCCTTGCGTGCCCGCATCGCGGCGTACATTGCATCGCCGTCGACTTCTTTTAAGCGATTTTTCCTAAACCATCCAGATGGCAGCGGGTAATCGATGCCAGCAATTTTCGCCTCAGCGAGCGTTAATGCCGCGGAGCCACGTCGGTACTTAGCAATGTACTCTTCTAATGTCATGGAACAACCTGAAACTGAGACCAGCCGATCGCCTTATTTTACATGACGCTTCCGAGGCTTACGATCGCCGCGTGGCGCCTTCATGTCAAACCTTGGCAGCCAGCGCTCAAACACGGTCAGCAGTAAGCCCGGCGGAACGTACCAGGTTTTCAACTCCGCATTCCACCGCGCGCCCAACCGTCGGGCTTCGTCCTTTTCCGCGTAGGGCACGTTCAGTTTGGTCACGGCCTCCATCCCTCCTGCGCACGCGCGCATTAGATAACTCAAACTCAAAATATAGACAACTCAACTGTTATCTAATCAAGCTGGCTTCTACTACAGCCGCTTCGCTGCACGCTTGCTTCGCAAGCTCTCGCACTATCGTGCTCGGCGGTGACTCTTCTTTACTTACGTCTTTTTTCTCTAGCCCCCAACCCCAGAGAAATAGCTAATACGCGTGCATGCGCGAGCGCGTACGTGTCGCTTCCTTCAGGCGTTAGCTCGACAAGCGCAATCGCGCCCGAGGCACCATCCGACAGACTTTCGGGTACAGGGCTCTCTCTTCGCCACCCTGTGTGAGTCTCACCCTTGCCCCCCCGTTTTTTTCACCAGGTCGCAGTCTCACCTATCCCCCTACACCTGTGTGTTTTCTGCATGTAGGGCGGCTGATTCCGTCAGCTCGGTTGTTCTCTGGGCCTTTCGCATCGGAGTCTCCCTCCCTGCCCCAGGCTTGCGATCTACCGAACTCGGCAGATGGACAAATTTTAACCCATTCATCACGTTCGTGTTGATTTTTTTAAACACGTATGTGATACTTGTTTCAACGCAGCGAACTCAACCAGGAGCCGCAATGACGCAGACGACCAAGCCGAGCAATCAGCAAGTGCGTAGTTGGATGCATCAGCGCCAGGCAGACAGAACACCGCCGCCAGCGCCGGATCAGGTCCGGATCGAGCTGGGCTGGAAGATGGTTGAGGCAGAGCGGGCGGCTAAGCAGCCGCGGTAACGAGAGACGCGGCGCACTGGGCGCGGCGAGAAATGGAGATTGAAGATGAGCAAACAGGAAGACCCGCGTTACCCGTACACCCACGCATGTGATTACCTGCGGATGTTTGGCGGCGCAGATCGCAGCGGCGTGCGTCTCTCGCGTTCCGACGCCTCGCAGCTGCGGGAAGCGGTCGCAATGGCGCTAGGGATGGACGATAAAGAGCTGGCAAAGAAGCTGGCCGACTACTACCTCGCGAACGAACAAGCGCTGTCCGAGGAAAGCTCCAAGCGCCTCATGGTCGCTATGGGTTTCGCGTAACACCACTCCGCAGCAACTGGAGCAAGCGATGAGCACCCTCAAGAGCAACGGCTACCGCTTCATGGTGAGCCCTACTGGCCGCGAAGCAGCTTGGATCCATCCGGCAGAGGTCGCAGTGCGCGTACCTGACTGGACCGACTGCACCGACATGGGCGACGTCGAATTCGACCTGTTCATGGCCGAGCGTCGCGCGGCTTTTCCTCCCATCGCTGCCTGAGGTGACTGCCATGCAAAAACAATGGGACGAAGACTATCTGCGCGACGTATTCAACGACGAGATCGAGCTCGCCCGCGTGCACCGTAACTGGTTCGCCTTGCGATTCGATGCGCCGGCAGTGATGTCGATGAGCGAGAGCCTTATACCGCGCCGTGGCCGCTCGCTGGTGAGCAACGCAAGTCGCCTGGAGTTCAGTTCGAACCGCCCTACTACCCCGCCGCACTGGCGCCGAGACTGGGCTGCAGCCGGATCGCTGGTGAGCCTTCTGAGCTTAAGCATTCGATTCGACGACGAAGAAGGATGCGTCTCGGTGGGCAACGGAAGCCGCCGCCGTGACGTCACGGAATCGAACGCCGACCATCCGGACAAGGATGCTGCGATCTGGGCGGCGATCGTGCGCGCGGCAATCCGCGTGTGCACTGAAGCGCGCGAACTGTACTGACCCGAAAACCCACCACCGGAGATCACCATGCGCTTTCGTCTCACGATTCGAACCGCCAATGGCACCAAGACCGTGTCCGTGATCGGCGACCGCAATGACCTGCTCGACGCTGCGTACGACGCCGGCGCCCTGGGCGTGACTCTGGTGGCGGAATGATGAAGACCGCCTACATGACGCGCGACGAGATCAGCGCACGACTCACCGCATACGGGATCCGCTGCGCTGCGGCCGTTGGGCTGGTCCTCGTGATCCTCTTCAGCCAGGCGGCGACGCAATGACCCGCTATCTCGCCATCGCGCTTGCGCTCTTCGCGGCGTTTCTGATCCTGCTGGCCGAGATCGGGAAGCTGCGGGAAGACGTCGAAGCCCGAATTGAAAAGCAGCGCTACTTCAACGCGCACCAATAACGACAACAGAAGGAATCAAAGAAATGTGGTTCAAAAACCTCCAGGTCTACCGCCTTCCCAAGTGCGCGCCGTTCATCGGCGAGCTGGCATTCGCTCTCGGGCGGCATGCTTTCGCGCCGACGTCGAGCAACGAACTAATCCGCCAGGGCTGGGGGCCTGTGCGTGGTGACGGCACGCCGCTCGCACACGTCGTCAACGGCCAAATCCTGCTTAAGCTGATGACCGAAAAGAAGATCCTGCCAGCGAAGGTCATCAACCAGGTGGCGAAGGCGAAGGCCGCAGAGCTCGAAGAAGTGCAAGGCTTCCCACCTGGGAAGAAGGCGATGAAGGAGCTGCGCGAGCGCGTCGCCGACGAGCTGCTGCCGCGCGCCCTCTCCGTCCAGTCGGAAACGCACGTGTGGATCGACCCGAAGAACGGCCGGCTCGTGGTCGACGCTGGTAGCCCATCGAAGGCCGACGACGTCATCAAGTTCCTGCTGAAAGCCGTCGACAAGCTGCCGCTCGAATCGCTGCGCGTCCAGCGTTCGCCGGTCGCCGTGATGACTGCCTGGCTCGAGTCCGACGAAGCGCCGCACAACTTCACGATCGATCAGGATGCGACGCTGCGCGCCACCGGCGAGAGCAAGGCCCAAGTTGGCTACAAGCGTCACACGCTGGAAGTCGGCGAGATGCGCGAGCACATCGCCCGCGGCAAGCAGTGCGTGCGCCTGGCCATGACCTGGAACAGCCGCATTTCGTTCGTCCTGACTGAGCAGCTGGCAATCAAGAGCGTCAAGCCGCTGGACGTCATCAAGGAAAACGATGCGGTCACGTACGACCAGAGCGAGCGCTTCGACAACGACTTCGCCCTGATGACAGGCGAGTACGCGAAGCTTCTGGCCGATCTTGTCGAGGCACTCGGCGGCGAATCAAAAGCGTAAGCCTCGTAGCCACAGAACCGGAGAGATCATGGATAACGCACGATACATCGAAGTGAGCGCCGCCGTGCGCTACTGGGAAGACGCCAAGGTGAACGGCGTCGAAGACACGGAAGGCAAGATTCCGCTGCGTCGCGGCGAGAACTGGGAGCCGGTCATTGATCTACGCACCGGGGCCGTAAAGAACTGGCCGGTTGGGACGACGGCGAGCGTGCACTACAAGGTATGCGACGCCGGCGAATATTGGCTTCAGGACGAAGCGGGTAAGCGCGTCGCTAAGTGGGGCGGCTACTACGTTCCCGACGAGTTTCTCTGCCCGTGCACCAACGGTTACGGCGATTACATCATTTTCGAGATCGGTGCAGACGGGGCAATCAAGGGCTGGCGAAACCCTGGCATCGAAGAAGATGAGTGGGAAGCGCTGCCATGAGAAAGCGCCGTACCCGCCGCAACTTCGGCACCGACACCTCCGGCATGACGGCCGAAGACCGCAAGGCGATGCAGACCTACCGCACGAACCGCAGCTCCAGCCGCTACTACGAAGACCTGGCCGCGATCAACAGCGGCGAAAAGCTGAAACCCAAGACCAACAACGAACCGAAATAACGAGAGAGCGAACCATGTCCAACGAGAGCGAGAACAAGCCGGCGCGCCGCGTCGACGATAAGCGCGCCGAAGTGCCGCTGAACTGGAGCGAGAACACCCAGGCTCCTGTCACCGTGCCGGCCGCACCGATCCCGGTCGACGTCATGATCGATATCGAGACACTCGGCACTACGCCTGGATCCGCAATCCTGAGCATCGGCGCCGTCGTGTTTGGGCCCGATGGCTTGGGCGACACGTTCTATGCACCGATCCTGCTCCAATCGTGCACCGCGGTCGACCTGACGATCGATCCGAACACGATCGCATGGTGGATGCAGCAGAGCGATGAGGCACGCGCGGCGGCATTTCGCACTGACGCGGATCCTATTGCGGACGTGCTGGAGCAGTTCACGTGCTGGTACGGGCTTGTTGGTGCGGAACGGCCATGGTGTCACGGCGCGACGTTCGACGTGCCGCTCCTCGATGCGGCGTATAAGGCCTGCGGGATGAAAGCACCTTGGCGGTTTTACGACGTCCGCGACACCCGCACGCTATATGACCTGGCAGGCGTAAAGGTGAACCGCTCGACCGGAACGCACCATAACGCGCTCGACGACGCTACGGCTCAAGCCGAAGCAGCAGCAAGGGCAATGCGCATCCTCGATGTGCATGCCGCAATTTCATCGCCCCCGCCCTCCGCAGTAGAGCAGCCGACCGGCGATCTGCCTCCGCTGCCATTCGCGCTCTACCGCGACGACACGGAGCACAACATCGAGTACTTCACTTCTGAAAACATGCGCGACTACGCCCGCGCTGCGATTGCCGCCCACCTCGGCAAAGAACCGAAAACAGAGCCGACGACTACCGGCGTAGTAATTTTCGACATCCTGCACGACTGCATCGGTGACTACATCGCCGGCACTTGGCTACGTGTCGCGGCGCAGAAGATTGCTGCCCACCTCGCGGGCCAGTCACAGGCAACCAAGGTGCAAGCCGAAGTCTACCTCGCAGCAGAGCTGGAGCCAGCCACAGCAGTCTACAAGGTCGAGGATGTGAAGTTGGCAACCAAGGTGCAAGCAGTGCCGGATGATGATCAGATTGAACAGGCTGCGTTGAAGCACGTCGCAACCGGGTGGAAGCAGCTTTCTGCTGTGGCTAATCTCGACCCCGACTATCGCAAGAGCGAACAGTTCATCCGGCTCAAGGCTTTTGCATTAGAACTGCTCGCCGCTCCTACCGCACAGGAAGTCACCCAGCAGGCAGCGAAGGCCGAGACAGCCGAGCAGGCGCTGAACAACATCCCGGCCACGATGCGCCACGATGAAGGCGCGATTGCCCATTGCTTCTACTGCGGCCGGTACTCGCTCGATCCCGCCACGCTGTCCGACCGTCAGCCCGTCTGCGAATGCGGAAAACAGCACGGATGGAGCGGCAGCTTCAAGCGCCCCGGCCCTGATGCCAAGTGGAGCGGAAAAGCGCCGGACCTCGCTCCTACTACCAGCACCGTGAGCGCGCCAGGCAGCGCAGACGATATCCGCAATCAGGCGCTGGAAGATGCGGCGATGGCTTGCGAGGGCGAGCAGGTCGAGGACACCGGAACTGACGGCGATACCGGATACAACAACGCAGTTTCGCATTGCGCCGCTGCTATCCGCGCTCTCCAGACTGGATCAGCTAACACCCTGAATGGGGGCGAGCAATGAGCCAAGGCATCGAAGCAGAACTGCGCCTGGCTACGCTGTTGGGCTGGACGGAATTGCAGGTGGGCGGTCAGGAACGCGGGTTTAAGCTGCCGCCAACTTGGGTCAACGGCTACCCGCCGGGCAGCAACCTGAAGGACCGCGAACTGGTCCCTTTCTGGGCTCGCGAAGATGGCGACGCGTTCAGGTTGGCCGTACAGTCGCGCATCCACTTCGCCATCAACGAAGACGGTAGGGGCTGGGCAGAACATATCGACGGTGGCGATTACATCGAATTCCAGACGACGGTCGGCGACTGGGCGGAACTGCGCCTGGCAATCGTGAAGGTTGCCATCGCTCGACACACAGCAGCCGCCAAGCGCGCAGAGAAAGGACAGAACAATGGATAACCAGAACATGCCGCGCGTAGCCGAGCAGGCGGACGAGCGGGCGCTGTTTGAAGCGTGGGCGCTGCGCTCTGGCTGGGAAGCGAAGATCATCGCAATTCGGGACGGCGACGGTTACGCCGAACCATTTCTGACCGATTATTGGGGCTGCTGGAAAGATGCCCGCGCTACCCAGCAAGCCGCGCCCGAAGCACCTACCCTGACCGATGAAGAACTGGATGACCTCGCCAGTGCCTACTTCGCAGAGGAATGGGCGCAGAAACACGTCAAGAATGCGATCCATGACGCATTTGTGATCGCTCGTCGGGCACCGGCCACACAGCAGGCAGGAGCGGCCGTCGATGGTACCGTAATCGGTTACGGTACCCCTGCGGCCACCACGACAAGCGCCGCGCACCACTTCGCATGCCCCCAGCGCGGCCACAACCCGCTGTGCGATGGATGCGAGGCGGAGAGCAAGGCCACCACGGCAAGCGCGAGCGAGTGCGACCGAGAGGGCTATCACGCATATGAGGTCTACAGCGCGGACGGCAAACAGCGATGCACCATCTGCGGCGTCGAGTGGATGGGCTGGCCAACAGCACCCAGCCGGGATGCTGCGCCGATCAAGACATGGCAGGAGCACATCTACGAGGCCCACCCTCGCTCAGAGGAGGCGTTCTGGCCGCACACATTGATGTGCAAGTACATGGTGCAGGAGATCGCCGACCTCCGCGCAGCCCTCGCCCGCGCACCGCTGCCCGCTAAAGAGGATGCGCTCTGCCCCGCATGCAAAGGTTCTGGCGAAGGCGTGATGATGGAAGGCGCCGGGCCGGATACCTATGAGGTCCCGTGCAACTGCCCGCACTGCAATGGCAGCGGCGGATTGCTCGACGCTTACAACGGCGTCGTCGCGCTGCTGGCCGCCGAGCACGAGAAGTACATGCAGTGTTGCGGCAAAGTGTTCGCTGCCAGTCTCACCGCTCCAGCGCAAGCAGGCGATGCGCTGGATGCGAAGGACTCGGCGCGCAGTTATATCGACTGGTGGGTATCCATTGAAACCGACGTGCGTAAGTCCATGCTGGTGTTCGCGCACCGAGAACCAGAGCGCCTGCACACGCTAGTAAGGCAGGCATACGAGGAAGGACAGCAATCGGTCATCGCCGCCATGTCCGCATCCCAAGGCAAGACGCAGGAGGCGAAATGAGCGCCGACGTTTTCGACACGATGCAAGACGTACTGAACAAGATGGCCCGCGCACACAAGCGCGGCACAGGATGCAGACTGACTGCCGATGACATCCACGCACTTTCCGTCACGATGATCGGTCAATGGTGGAGCCAGCCTGATCCGCGTGACATCGCAGCCAAGGCGGCATCTCACAACACGCAAGGAGAGAAGAATTGAAGATCGAACGTAGCCAAGTCACGAAGCTGACCATCACCGGCGCGCCCTCACTGGACCCGATCACCGTGTTCGCGGAAGACATCGGGCCGCGCCAAGGCAAGATCACCATCGAGTGCTACGGCAAGTCGTGGAGCGCGTACTGGGGCGGTATGGGCGAGCAAAACATCACGGAGTTCTTCCGTTCGTGTTCGGTCGATTACATCGCCAACAAGATGACCGATGAGCGTGCTGACATAACAGACGCGGAAGCCATCGCGGACGGTGCACGGCGCCAGATCATCAAGCTCCGTCGCGGCCATTTCATGCGCCGACTGGACGGCACGCGCGGCTACCGCATTGGACGCGACGAGATCACTGCCGAGGAAGCTCGCGAGCTGTGGGAGGAGGTCGATGGTGCATGGTTCAGTGATGACGGATCTGGCGATGCCAAACTGATGCATAAGATTTTCGGCGAGGAATGGTGGTACAGCCTGCCCACGAAGCCGAATCCGGCCTATCAATACCTCTGCCGCATCATCACGGCAGTACAGGCCGCGCTGGAGGAAACCATGAAGGAGCCGAGCCATGTCTGAAACCAACCGCACTACTGCTGTCTCAGCCCCTCTGGATACCCAAGCACTGCCGCCGCTGCCACGCCCTAGAACTGTGCAGCCGTACACGATCAGCGAATTGCTCGGGATCTACGACGCCAACAATGGCGACTGGTGCGCAATCGCTCACGCTATCGAAACACGCTACATCACCGAATTAGATGCGGTCTACGCCCATGCCGCCCCGTATGCCGAGCGTATCCGCCAGCTTGAGCGCGAGCTGGCAGAACGGAAGCCCGCGAGCATCGACACGCCAGAGTTCCGCAAACTCATGGCCGAGCACTGGAAGGCAAACGGGTCGGTGAGTGCCAAGCGCGCATTTCAGGCAGTCATCGCCTACATTGACGGTCGCACTGCTGGAACAGCGCCTGAGATTTACACATGCATCGGCAAAGGCGGCGAGTACGAGCACGTTGGCGTTGCGGCCGGCGCTGGCGTCACGCGCGGCAATCTCGTGCATGTTTACCGCGACAAGACGAGCGGCAACCTGTTCTATCGCACGCCGATTGACTTCGATACTCGCATGGCGCCGCTCGCTGCCGCCCCTTCCTCTATGTCTAAAGGAAAGGAGGAAGCCAAATGAACGAACGTCGAATCGCGATTGTGGCCGGAGATGACGGCCTGGCGCGCAAGGTACAAAGCGCCCTGGCTAGCCACAACATAACCGTGCTCGCGGCTGGCCTTGCTGCCGGCATGTCAATCGAGCAGGCAAGCAGCATGTGCATCCCTCTAACCCGGCCCGAGCCGCGCGCAAGAGCGCTAACCGACGAAGACCGCCGACGCATCGCTGTGGCCGAGGACAAGCGCAACCGTCGCGCAGCCAAGCGCGCCACCAAGGAGGCATGAAATGGCCGCAATCTCAAGGCAGGAGCGCACTCAGGCGATCGTCGACGCCTTTTATAAGGCCCACGGCCCATGCTGCGCTGGCTGTGACTGGTGGCGTTGGCATAACTCAGTAGCCGGCGAGTGCATCCGATCGACGCCGGTTGCTGGCACCGATCGTTTCGCGATGCTCGGCATAGAGAGCTGCAGCTTAACGCCCGGAGCGGGGCACGTCATGACCCCGCGTGACCATGTGTGCGGTGAATTTAAAGATGAGGCATGAAATGTACATCGAAAAGCTGAAGGCGCTGGCACTGGCGGCAACGCCGCAAGACTTCGACAGCGCGCAGATCAAGCGCGAAGGCGGCTGGGCTGATTGCCCGACGTGCGGCGGCGACGGAACCGTCTCGCTCGGGAAGGACTATTGCAATTACGACGGCGCAGCGCTTGGCGTGCAGTTCTACGGCATAGGCGATGAGCACGTAAAAGCCGAAGCCTACTACCGCGCAGCTAACCCCGCTACTGTGCTGGAACTGATCGCCGAAGTCGAGCAGCTGCGCGCTGATGCGGAGCGGTATCGGCTGATGCGCGCACAGTTGTCAAGCGGCGACCTGGACTATTACAGGCTCGAAGGCGAACCACAGAATGGAATCGATGCGTACTGCGATGGCGAGATCGAAGCGCACACCAAAGCCGGGAAGGAGGAAGCATGACCGTGCCGGCAAAGAAGCTGCTGCAGACGTACGCGCGCGCCAATGGTGGCATATCCGGGTACGCCGTCGCCCTCAAGCAGCGCGGGGTCGAGATCATCCTCGTAGCAGCCGAGAAGGACCAGGTAGCAACGGCCGCGCAGATAGCAGGCCTGGGCGAAGTAAATATGGATCGGATCCAGAACGTGGTAGTGCTGCCGCGGTGCTCTGTTCTGGACGAAGTGAAGGGGGATTGAGATGGTCGACGGCATAAGCGTACCGTCAATGCTGCTGGGGATGGTGACGCGCGGCGACACGCGCCGGCTTAAAGAGATGAGAAGCTAATAGGAGTAACGGAATGAGCGAAAAGGAAATTCTTGCAGCGATCCTGCAAAAGCTGAGCGAAAAATCGATCCCGGTCGAGGTGGATCTGTGGGACACGGAACACATCGCAGCGTATCTAAAATATTCTCACTCGACCGTGCGCGACAAAATACTGCCGTTGCCAAGTTTTCCGCGACCGATCTGCATTCGCACGGCAAACGGATCAGGCCTGCCGCGATACAAGGCGCGAGAAGTCATCAAGTGGGCTGAAGGCCTGCAGGGGTAGGGTCGCATGCTACGCGGTCAAGGCCCAGCTTTTCTACGATGCGCGAGTAGGCGTTTAAGGCCGGATAAGAGCTATTCATGATTGGCCGAATGCGTCGAATGTAGTACGCCTCGATGTCTGGGGCATGCGTCTTCGGCGCTTCAAAGTACGCATGTGATGTCCACCTCATCCGATTACGCTTGTGCTGCATTGCCCTGTTGAAGAAGTTGTTCGTCTGGCCTATATAGATACAGGTCTCTTCATCGAACATGAAGTAGACGCCACTTGCAGTCGGCATCATGGCCGTCGACCGGGAAGCCCATATCTCAACGTCCGTAAAATGGAAAGCTGAGGCATAATGCTCGAGCCATTTGCAAGGCACTACATGCTCGCTGTTCGCCCCTTCCCATGCGAAGCGCCGGTCGATTCCGGGGCAAAGCTTCCTGACTGGGATCAAGTGCCGTTCGTACTGGTAGACTGCCTCGTAGTCAACAATTTCGGGCTCGATTTTTTCTGGCATTTTTTTGGCAATCGCATCTCTAAGCTATTGAAATCGTAGAGATTACGTTACCGGCTCCGGGCACCATGCCCTTATCTGCAGCACCGCTACGCCGGCCGGAACAGTGTCCGTTCCGCTCACACCGGGCACGCAGCGGCATCTTCCGCCGCCCTCGCATC